CCCAGGAGACGACCAGACATGCACATCATGCGGAACAACGGGGAAGAGATATACCCGAGAATGTATCTGCTCAGAAACTGGCGGAAATACTAACGCGTGTAACACATGCGGAAATTGCTACGACCCTTGCTTGACGACCCAAGAGGTCTGCACGGATAACTTCAAGTACCGCTATAAGCTGAAGGTTGACCGAATTGCGGCTGGAACACGAACAAACCACTACACCTCTGCCGCACTCTACGACGACACAAGTGCGACGCAGGCATGGCAGGCGATTAACGTTGAGACTACGGGCTCAGACTATGTGGCCCAGGTCTATAGCGATACCTCGTGGACTACATCTGTGCTATCTTCTGGAACGCAGGCGTCGGGCCAGAGCGACCACCAGACCGCCGTCGGTCACGGGATTGGGGTTGCCCCGCTCGGCACGGCAAACCCAGGCGAAACTGATAGTATTGACACGTTCAATGTTGAGTATGTATCACTGGGCGGAGATAGCGTCGGAATCATTGTCGGATAAGAAATAAGCAGGGAGGTAACATGGGACAATTCATTTCACAGGTCATTCCAAACCCAAAGCCAGAAAAATCAGAATGGGATAAGGTCTTAGAGGCAAACGCGGAAAAAGGATCTGTCCTCTATTATTTCCTTCTTGATTCCGGCTGCAATTATTGCGAGATGTCCAAGCCATGGGTTGAAGCGCTGGAAAAGAAATACTCGGCTAGGGGATTGACCGTAGTAAGAATATCAACAGCAGAAAGCGGTCATATCACTCAGGCGGCAGGAGTTTCCGGTGTCCCTGTATTTCTATTTTCACACAATGGATCACCATTAAACCGAGTTGTTGGCTGGGGGGAAAAAGCATACATTGACATTGAGGTGCGTCTTGGCCTAACAGATTTCTTTGATGAAAAGGCCGGGCTTGAGGGATGGGCTGACGAAAACCTTCTTAAGGCGGTCAGGGAAAAGCGTGAAGAAAATGTCGGAACATGCCTAGGGTGTGACGACAAGAGCAATGCTGGGATTGCCGAACTTGCAGAAGGACTTAGCGCCGAGCTTGCGGAAATAAAGGCTGATCTTGCAGAGATAAAAAAGCTGCTTGGTGAAAAGTCATGAACTTTTTTAACCGACTTGCAAGGAAGATAAATAGCGCAAAAGTTATTGTTTTTAGGCCAGAGAACGAAGTGCTTGACGAAACTGGCTATGTTCCACCGAGACCAGCAAAGCACTACATTCCGGACTGGTACAAGAAGATCCCAGCACTAATAGATAGAAACAACGGCGTTAACCCAAGAACTCAAGAAAGAGATCACACGGTAAAAGGGTGTGTACCAATTCTTGACGCATTTACGTCTGGATACATTCAGGAGCTTAACATGGATATTGACATTCAGCGAGGTGGAGAGGGTGATGTTGCCTTTCAATGGCCTCGTCAAAACCCGTGGGAGCCGGTAAGAGCGCCAAGGCACCCGTCCGCGATGAAGGGATTCGTCCACCCAGATGGATATGACAACAATCCCTACCTCTGGATACAGCCATTTGAGTTTAATGTCCCAAAAGGCTATTCAATACTTATAACCCACCCATTCAATAGATATGACCTGCCATTCCTAACAATGTCTGCAATTATAGACGTTGATGCGTTTCCCCAAAGAGCTGAAATCACGTTCTATTTGAAAAACAACTTTTCTGGCATAATAGAAAAAGGAACGCCAATATTTCAAGTAATACCATTTAAAAGGGAAAAGTGGGAATCTGAGATCGCAGAATACGACAATGCCTGGCGTACACGGTGGGTCAATCTAAGTAGGAATGTTTTTGGTGGCGCATACAAGAAAAACTTTTGGCACAAAAAGGAGTTCAACGAAAAGCCGCAACCGGCAAGGTGCCCGGTAACCGGCGCTACGGAAAAGCATGGAGAACAAGACAATGTCCGTTAAGCCGTGGGATATGCTAGACCCAAATGCCGGAAGGGTTCCAACCGATGTGTTTGAAGAAAGAATAAAAGCCTGCAGTGCATGCGAGCACTTTATCAAGTTAACAAAACAGTGCAAAAAGTGTTTGTGCTTTATGAAGCTCAAGGCGCAGCTGCCAAAAGCAGAATGCCCAGTGGGCAAGTGGGGTCAGCATGAAGAAGCCAATTTACCATAATAGGCACAGATTCCTTGCGCTTGACCGTAATTTTGGCGCAAACGGGCGATATACCGAAGATATAGAGTGGATTGAAAAAAGAGACTATAACGCAACATCTAGCGAATATATCGCAAATGGTTTTTCTCGCTGGATACAATCCATCGGCAAAGTTGACAGAATCAGGTTTGACGGAGAAGGCGACGGTCAGTTTTCGCAAGTCGTCTGTGCGGGGCTCGGTATTTCCAACACGGATATACCAGCCGCCTCTGAATTTAACCCTAGTCTTAGAAAAAGGATTGAGGACAGGGGCGCAATAAAAAAAGAGAACATTATTTGTGACGCCCTGATTCCGCCAGATCCTGGCGGAACAATGGTTGTTATTGCAAACCAGCTTCTTGACGCATTCCCCTTTTCCGTCATGCGAAGAAGGACTCGGGGGGTTATCCTTGAGGAGCTTGCTGTTAGCGAAAAAAACAAGGGTGAATATGTCTATCAAAGACTTGTAAACGCCTCGCTGCATCAGGACGCGGACCTTGTCGCCGACTCCAGAAGCGGACTATTTGCCTACTCCCCAGCAAAAATAAATTACGTAAACAATATACTCTCTAGGCGGGGTAAAACATATTTTGCTGTTATTGATTACGGCCATGGGAAGACGCCGGAGGAGTATCTAAACGATACAAAAGGAATCGCGTACTCCCCGACCTCGCTTCACTGGCTTCTTAAAATGGCAAAAAAATACAATGGTACAATAGCGTACTCGGACCTGCTGACTACTTGGTCGCACCTTCGGGAATACGACAGGCTCAACGAGCCGACTGGCTGGCAAAATTTAACCATTATTGAGACAAACAACGAAAAGGGGGACATAAATGTTTGCAAAACTTAAGTCTATCTTTGGCGTTGATTCTGTTTCTGAGAAGAAAATTATTTTCTGGTCTGATGATGTCACTGACTACCCCGCTCCGGTACCTGCAGCCAGCGCAATACCCGAATGGTGGAAGAAGACAAAATCTTACGGCGGATTCAAAGAATGGGGCAAAGGTGATCAAAAGGAAATAAGCGTTAATAATGGTGGGGACAACGGGACCATTAAAAGATGCGTTCCGGTACTTGACTCAATGTCAATGGGCTATCTTGCGATTACTCCAGCGGATATGTACGTTGAGCCAAAGCACGTACACACTACAGAAAATAAAGATGGGCCGACTCAAGACTTCTCAATGGTTTATCCAAGACGCCATGAAAGAATTGACGCCCATCCATGGGGCCAAGCAAGTAAGCATCCATACGCAACACAGCAACCACTTGCAAAGGTATTTGTCCCTTGGAGGGTTGCTCTGCCTGAGGGTTACTCGCTAATCATTACCGAGCCGCTAAATAATCCAAGCCCGCACTGGTCAGTTGTCTCTGGGGTTATGGACTCAGACGTTTTTTTTCCTAAGTTAAATTTTATGATAAGCATGAAGGAAGAAAAGTTCACAGGCATTATCCCAATGAAAACCCCAATCGCCCAGTTAATACCCTTTAAAAGAGAAAAATGGTCCTCTGTTGTAATTGATGACGCAGCGAGGTCTGGCGTGCAGGAGGACTCTAGGGAAAAAATAATAAACAGTAGGCTTGCAAAAGTCTTTAGTGCAGCATACAAAAAGTTCTTTTGGTCAAGAAAAGATTTTAGGTAAGGATTTGCCGTGGGACACAGAATAAAAGTTATTGATAATTTCGTTGATCAAGAAGACGCTGACAAAATTATCGGCATGATTGAATCTGACTATCGCCGCGGCGATCTCGAGGCTTTCAAAGACAACCCAATGGTTGGCGTTATTTCAAATGAAAATCTTGAATCTGAAGCACTAATTAAAAAGTATTCAGATAAACTGACCAGGTTACACCAAGAGGAGTTCGGGATTGCAGTAAATCTTTACACCGTCCAGGCCCACAACTGTCTTTGGGAACTGCGCTCGGAAGCAGGCCTGCATGTTGATTCTCATAAAAAGTCAGAACACATCATCACGAGTAGTATTCTATACCTTGGCGGAACATTTATTGGGGGAGACATTGAGTTTCCTCAGCAAAAATTTACATACTCTCCAAAAGCGTTGTCTGCCTTAATATACCCCAGTGGCGGGCTAGAGTACCCGCATAGAATGACAATGATTAGTCGCGGGTCCATGTACACGATGTCGCTGTGGCATTCTCACCTAGAGGAATTTTCCCTTAAAGAAAAATATCTGAATAGCGGACGTGCGGACCTGTATTCAATATGGAAATAAAAACCGAACTAGAAAAAACAATATTCGTTGCTATTGCCTGTGTTGGCAATGACACCGAGCTCGTGAGGACGGTGTCAAGCTGTATTAACAATGCAAGTAATGGGTCAAGAGTCCATGTTGGGATTAACCTTGTTTACGGAATAAAGATGGACGAAGACGACATGTACATATATCACCTTGAGGAGGCGCTTTCTCAATTTGAAAACGCTAGATACTGCGTAAACTACATTTCGGACCCTCCGAGCATCGGCAAGGACAGGAATAACGCGTCTCGGCTATATCGGGGCGAGGATTATTTTTTGCAGGTTGACGCTCATTGTTTTTTTATGCCAAACTGGGATACGGAGCTAATAGATGCTTTGGGCTCCGCAATAAAACTAGTTAACAACAAAAAAACCGTACTTACCGCAACTCTTCCAAAATATGAACTAAATGAAAACTCTATCACCGACAATGTTGAGCCAGAGCGCATTTGCTTTGGCTATAGTTATTGGACGGGAGAGTTTAAGGAGCTAAGCCAAGAAGAGAAAGAAATTGTACCAAGTTGGGCACACACGAGCCCAGAGATGCATTCTTTTAGGCTGGCAAGAATGGTGCAGAAGACGGGGTTTTCCCCTGCCGTAAAGGTTACAGGGGCATTCATGTTTGGGAACAAACACTTTGCGGAAAAAGCGTCGCTCCCAGAACATATCGTATTTTGGGAGGAGGAGATTGTGCAGTCTATTGAGCTGGTATCCCTTGGCTTTACGTTGGTTTACCCGTACATCCTTGCAAATATTTATCACTATTATCAGATTGATGAGACAAACACTGGGCGAGGGTTTCGGTCTGGGTTGGGAAATCTCATAATGTCCTCCGCGTTTCATGCCGGTTACACCTTATCGGGGGAGGAGGATGAGGAGACACTAAGAAATCCAGAAAAATGGCCAGAGTTAGATTCTGATCAAATAGAAAAAGCTGCAGTTGCCTGGAGGGCCGCCATAACCTCATCTTTTGAGTCTTATCTCAATAATCCAGAAAACCAAGCCAAGATCTCTGCCTTTTCAAAGTATAGTGGTGTAAGCTTTAAGACAGGTAAAACCGCATTTGACTTTCCGGAGATATATGCCAACATCGGTGCATTAGCAGTAGGGGAGAAGGAAAATGTCTGATAACATTCAGATCACAGTAGAAGATCTGCTTAGGAAGATCGGGGCGATGGCCGTACAGGGCGACATCTATCAGTCGCAGATCGCTGCGCTGCAGGCAAAGATTGCCGAGATTGAGGCGGAGCTCGCTAAGTTTAAAGATCAAGAAAAGAAATAATGCCAGTCTACGAGTACTTTTGCGACAAATGCGAAAAAAAAGTAGAAATTATGCACGCAATGTCCGACGAAAGCAAGAAAATACATAAAGAGTGCGGAAGAGAACTGAATAAAGTTTTTTCTGCGTCAAACATTTTTTATAAGGGCGACGGCTGGGCGCGTAGAGGCTAAATGACTTGCGCTTGAAGTAGGCGCATAATATAGTGCAACACATCAATGCATCCACACAACATGAGGTGCCGATGTGACTGCGAATAATGTCCAGCAAATCCTTGACCGCCTCGACAAGATCGAGGAGGAGCTTTCTGCCATGCGCGTAGAAATGGCAGAAACGCGTGGCGCGTATCGACTTGCCAAATTTGTTATTGGCATTCTTGGCCTTACTGGCGTCAGTGGGATTGTAGCCTGGCTCTCCGGACAGGGAAAATGACCCAGAAGCAGTTTGTAGCTGCTGCAATCATCTGGCTGATTGTAAGCGCTTTATTCTTTGGATACGTCACATCTCCTGTTTATGCCCTTGACGATACCGATCAATGGGATCAGCAGGTAGACGCAAACGGAACCATAATCCTTACCGACGGAACGATTGTCATTGATGGTAGTAATAACGTGCTGCCGGGCCAGCCGTGGGTAAACACCGTGACTGGAATCACAACGAACTCATCCCTCGGCGAGACGGTGTCTTTCTCTTGGTCTTTTATCACAACCGACAATGCGTACTTTGACCGCCCGCAGGTTTTGCTTGCAGATATTTGGACCGATCTTGCCAACAATACGAAAAGCGCCAGCGGGACCGTTGAGGTCTACGTGACGGCTGGCGGGGCCTTTGGGTTCCGTGTTCTTTCACTTGATTCATGCTGTGGCGTTGGCACGCTGACAATCACAAACACATCTTGGGTCGTTGGTCCGCCATCAAGCCCAGAGCCAACCCCAACCCCGGAGCCAACCCCAGAGCCAACTCCTGAGCCAACCCCTGAACCAACCCCAGAACCAACTCCAGAGCCCACGCCAGAGCCCACGCCAGAGCCCACGCCAGAGCCAACCCCTTCTCCTACCCCAGAACCGCCATCACCAAGCCCTAGCGTGCCTCCTACCCCCACGCCAGAGCCTTCTGTAGAGCCATCTCCGACCCCATTGCCAACACCAAACCCAACGCCAAGCCCAAATCCAACAGAGCCGCCACCATACCCGGTCGCGTCTCCAAGCCCAGAGCCGACTGTAGAGCCGACTCCAAGCCCAGAGGTGACAAATGAACCAACACCAGACCCGACTTCCGAGCCCGAGCCGACGCCCGAAGGAACCGTGGAGCCAAGTGCTTCGCCGGAACCTGCCCCTTCTGTTGATCCCACTCCTGTTCCTTCTCCTGAGCCGTCACAGCCCGCTTTGCCAGGTGTAGAGGAAATTGGCGCAGCGGTGGAGGCTGTTAGCGAAGCGGTTGGAGAAGTGGCCGCAGCCGTTGGCGAAGTGTTTGATGCAACCGTTGGTCAGGCCGCAGAGGCAATTGGCGAAGCGGTTGGCGAGGCGCTTGCGCCGGTAGCAAATCTTGGAAAGGATATTTCGGAAACGGAGCGAAAAGAGGCTGCTCCGACAATTATTGCTGCGGTGGTTATCACCCAGGTAGCGCAGTCAGCCGTGGCGGCTGCTGCTACTGCTGCAAATCGACCACGGGGGAGAATCGGTAAATGATTGACTTTATAAAGAAGCACAAGGACACGCTAATTTCAGCTGCAAACGATATCATTAGCCAGTCGTGGACTATTTTTGGCCTTCTTATTGGCTGGATTGTCCTTCCGGATGGTGAGACCAGAAACTTTGTTGGCAATGTCCTTGGTTGGTTGACACTTATTTGGTTTGTCACCATCCCGCTTCGGCTTCGCGGATAGCTCGCCCCGTAGAACATAAATACTTGACCATGGTGATATGATGTCACCATGGATGAAGTTACTAAGCGTGGAAGACCAAAGACCGATCCGTATGTTCGGTTTCTTCGCTATGTTCAAAAAGTAGAATCGGGCTGCTGGGAGTGGACTGGCGCTCTTGACCCGTCTGGGTATGGTGCCTTCAAGGACGACAAGGGCCGAAAGATCAACGCCCATAAGTGGCATCATGAGTCCCAGCGCGGAGAGGTCCCAAAGGGTCTTCAGATCGACCACTTGTGCAGAAATAGAAAATGTGTCAACTTGGAACACCTTGAGGTTGTTACCCCAAGGATGAACACCCGCCGCGGCGATGCTGGAAAACTACGCAATACTCACTGCAAGCACGGACACGAGTATTCCTGGGAGAACACTTACTGGAGAAAGAACGGCGACCGAGAGTGCCGAACTTGCAAGTACTACGGCGGCAGGATGGACCCAGTGGTAAATTTGACACCTCAGGGATGATTGGCTAGGCTCCTTACAGAAAGGAGTCCAAATGAAGGACACAACATTCTGGAGACGGTTGGCGGTAGATGGTCCAACCAGGGAATTCCAACTAAAGCTTGAGGGTGAGTCAAAAGACTTGAACCTTAAGGAATTTACTGAGAAGTGGTCAAAAATTCTTGGGTATAGCGAGTCGTCGATTGCCCACTGGACCGCCGGAACAAGAACAATCCCAGAGAAGGCGATCCAGGCCGCTGGGATTGAAACGGTTGGCATTGAAAAGAAGAGCACCCTTGCGGCGGCAGAGGGACCTGCCGCAATAGGGATGAAGGAACGCCAAAAGGTTATCAACAAAATGTGTGCTGGATGTGCTCTTGGAGACCGATTCTGCAGGATTAGTGACTGCCCATTGCGACCGTTTAGCCCGCTTCCGTTGCATCCAAAATCAATCACAATGGGGTGGGACGAATCCGAGCACAATCACGATGAGGAAACAGCGTAGAACGAACCCCCCTTGTACCTTCTGTCAGATAGCGTACTATCCTCTTTGTGAACGGAATCTACGAAACGCTGTTTAGCAAGCTTGGTGGCGACGCAACTTTGCAGTCGCTGCTCGGCGGCACCAGCGGCGATAAGAAGATTTACCCGATCACCGCAACAGTTCGAACTGCCTTGCCAGCCGTGAAGATCTCGGTGGAAGGCGGGGAAACCGAAGTCGGCTTTAGTATCAATAAGCCGAGCGTAGAGGTAATGGTGGTTTCGACTGCCGGAGCCACTGAGCTTGGCCAGATATCAAACCGAATCGATACCCTGCTAAACATTCAGAGCTTTGCCGGATCGGGGATTAAGGTCCATCTCGTTAAGAAAGTTGCCGAGCGAGATGAGTATGATGAGGCGACATTGGAGTATCGAAGGCGCCTTCGGTACAACATGATAGTTAGATGAGGAGTAACGCAGCATGCTGACACTAGGATCAGGCACACTTTCGGTTGCGCCTTGGGTTTCCGGGGCCAATCCCGCGGACCTTCCCACGACCTACACGACGCTCTACACCATCGGCGAAGTCGGTGGCGATGTTGAGTTCCGCGTGGAGTTCCAGGAAGCAGAGTTCCGCGGCCAGTCGAATTTCGTGATTGCACGTGGCTACTACGGTGGCAACGTCACGGCGTCGGCTCGTTCGGTTGAGATTAACTTTGAGAATCTTGCTCGGTTCTTCACCGCAGCCAAGACGACGCTTTCAACCGGCACGAACGGCATCACCGGCACTCACAACGTCTTTACGACGGAATACGACGACAAGCCATCAGCGATGTATGTGAAGTTCACCCACACGCGAACCGATGACCCAAACAAGAAGGTGATTGTTCACCTCTTCAAGGCGTTCTCGACCGCTCTGAACTTCCCATTCATGCGTGAGGCCATTTCAACGATGGACATTGACTTCAATGCCATTGTTGACACGACCCTCACCGCTGGCGATCAGATCATCCGCGTGGAGATCGAGAGCTAATCCGCCTTCTTTAGGCGTAATAGAACCCCTGGGGCTTGCCCCCAGGGGTTTTATGTTTTATAAATATCTATAGCGCTGGTTGCGCTATGATATCCACGCGGCGACTTGCCGTGATTGGAAAGATAGGAGAGAACAGTGGCAAACCTAGTAGAAATAAGCCCAAAGAAGGCACTTAGCCTTAACGACCTGGCGGATCTCGAAGAGAGATACGGGGCAATTGACCAGATCGACTTTAACAAGTTTACCGTTCTCCGCTACGTCCTTTGGTTGGCGATTCGAAAGAATGAGCCAGAAGTTGATGAGCGAGAAGTCGGCGAACGATTTGACATCAGAAGCATGCAGGAGACCGTGACCAAGGTTCTCCGCGACAGCGGACTTCTCCCAGAAGAGCCCACCGATGGTGAGCAAGTGGGAAAAGCACCAAGTCGGGCGTAGGTTGGTCAGATATCGATTGGGGTGTGATTATGGGATCGTACGCTGACGCATTTGGCTATACGCCGAGTGACTTCATGCGTATGACCCTCCCCCAGATCGCCTCATTCAGCAGATACATGGAAGAGCGCGACAAGAAGTTCAAGTCAAAGACCGACGACAGAGCGGCTGGCGGCAAGAGAATCCTCAGCGCGCCCGACAAGGAATCATCCATTGACGCTCTTGTTATGCAGTTTGGATCTCCAGAAGCCAAGCAATCGCTAGTTCGAGACCGAATTGAGAAAATGCGCAATAGGGCGGCGGAGAGAGATAAGTAAATGTCTGACAAAGACTACGATGCTTTTTTTGGCGCTGATGATGTAGGCACAAACTATAAGGAATCAGCTAATCTTCGCGAAGAAGGCTACGTAGAGCAGCTTCTAACCACCCTAAACTACGGCAATAGACTCTCGGGTGACGATGAGATAGACGTTGCGTCTGCGTTTAATATGATGAGGCCGGTAGACGCCGAACGCCTTGCGCACAGAATTTTGCTTGGCGACAAGTCAGCACTTGTTAGCTCAATTCCTGCAGTACAAGATGGACTCAATACCGTTAGGCGAGTGTCTGAGGCAATGGGCCCAAGCTGGGATCAGGAAAGAAAAATTACCCTTGAGGTAGTTCGCAGTTCTATTAATGAAAAGATATCAAAGCAAAACAAAGCATCTGGAAAATCAAAAGATCCGTATGTAGATCAGATCACTAAGCGAATTGGTAAAAGGGTTGCAGAAAGAAAACTTTCTACAAAAAACCCTCAGCAGATTCTTGACGCGCTCTATCGAGAGCTCGCATCTACCAGTGGCCTGAATCCGTATCAAAGATACAAGCTTCTTGGCGCCGTTGGCAGGGGCCCCCTCGGAAAAGCAGACGCAAAGTCAAGGGGCTTTAACTCCGCAATGCTTGATCTTGTTAAGAAAAACGGAGTTCAGGGAGTAAGGGCGGCTGCATCGATACTCTCCCTTCTCGGGGGCAAGGGCATGGAAGGTTTGAGGTTTGATAAAAAAGGAAATCCAACAAACCTTAGATCTCTTATTCAAGGAACCGGAAAAGATGTTTCGATTCCTGGATCTGTTCAAGGACTCATCAAGGATGACTTGACGGTTATTTCAAGAGAGGCTGCCAGGCTGATGGCTGCCGACAGAAGGATGACTGCAGAAAAGGCCCTTTCTCAAGCGCTTCAAAATATTCGCGAAGGGAAGGCCCTTACCGTAAAAAGGCAAGTCACCGTAAAGGCAACCGGCAAGAGGGTAATGGTTGGTGGCGATGCAAGAAAAAAGAGACAGATGTGGATCAGCGGGAAGGCCCCGATTAGTATTCCGGATACGGCAAACGGAATAAGGCAATTTGAGGATGCGCTTTCTAGGGGCCTTAGCGACAGGTCCGGTTTTGCGTCTGCGTTTGTTTCTGCAATTGCGTCCTCTAAGTCCACAGCGTCAAACATACGATCCCTTGCAAAGCAGCGACAAGCAGCTGCAAGGCAGAAAATTGCAAGAAAAGAAACATCGGCAAAAAGGGTATCTGCGGCAACTTCAAGGATTAAGGACCCATTTGCAGCTCTTGCTAATTTTCAGGATTTTGAAGGGGCTGTTCACAAAAGCCCGATAAGGGCCTACGCGGCAATCAGAAAAGACCTTGACTACTATAAGCGACTGCTTTCTCAGAACGGACCAGATTTTTTCAACAGCTTTGAGGGGCAGGCGATAGTTGGAAGGGTTCAAGGTCACCTTTCGCTTCTTAGGGCACTTAGCGATTCATTTGGATCAAAAGAATACAGGAACCTCACAAGCAAGGAGCGAGGGGCCGCATGGTTTGCGACGGGGGACCCGGATCTTAAACGAGCAGTAACGCTCGTAAAGGAAAGAAGAAAGAATCTCAGTCAGGACGATAAGAATCTCCTGTTCACCGTAGCGTCTCTTGCTGGCACCTCAAAGACCAGGGGCTTGATGCCAATGGTTCAAATGGCAGAAGACATTGCAAGCGGAAAGCTGCAATTCAGAACGCCAAGAGAAAAGATGACTACAGAGCAGTTGATTCAAAGAGACGCCCCAAAGTTCAGGGCTGGTCTAAAGAAATACAACGAAAGAACAAGCAAACTCTTTGAAGCGATTAAAAAGGGAAAGTTTGACGAAAAGATTGTTAACCATCTTGGATCTGAAGAGACCCCTCTTAATGTTTCTGAATACGATTTTATCATTCAGCGCTCCGGTGGAAGATTTGCTGGAAAAGTAAGAAATCAATTCCTCAGGGGAGATAAAAACGCAACCTCACGCAGGAAGATACTTGAAGAGGCCGCTGGCAAGCTTGTTGACAACTACAAGAAAGCCATTGCAACGGCAACTTCATCTCCTGGAATTCAGTCAACAGAAGCTGCAAGGGCGGCCGGTCTTGAGTTGACAAGGGTTTTGCCGTCGCTCCATAGGGCATATTTGACGCTAGGCGGCGAGGATGGGGTAATACTTACGGGCAGATCTTCAAGGGAAATAAGGTCTAGCGCAATTGCCAAGCCTGCCGTCATAGTAAAGCAATCCGGAAGCTTCCTTGCAAGCAGTCCTGCCTTTATGGGCGCATTCCTTTCAAGGTTTATGCCAAAAGTTACAGAAGAAAGGTACTCAACAAGTCTTATCGGACCAAATCCTGAATTTGCAAAGTACAAAAAAGAAATTCTGGACCCGATGAGAAAAAAGCGTGGAATTGCAGAGCTGCAAAAAGAAGAAAAAAGACTTGGTAAAATCAGCGAAACCCTTAAAAGAAAACTTGCGCTTATTGAAAGAAGACCAGCAGGAACAGAGAGCGCAAGAAAACAGAAAGAAGCAGCAATTGCGCTTATCACAAAAGAGTCAGAGCAGCACAGGCAAAAAGTTATAGCCCTTGGTCGTAAAATTGAAAAAACAGGATACACCGCGGCTCTAAAAAACGCACCCCCTGCATTTCTTACCGAACAAATTCCGTCCTCTAAGCCAACTGTAAAAGGGACGTTTGCAAGGCTTGCCGTTCTTCTTTCTGGCGAAGGAGCAAAATACGGTCTTTATGGAACAAGGGAAGGAAAGCAGTTCCAGAGAATGCAAGCGCAGGGTGATGTCTCTGTCGCAACAGGAGCCGCAAACCAGGCCCTACAGCAGCTTGCTGCCGACATTGCTGCAAACATAAGCCCAGCTGCAAGAAAGGAAATAGCAAAGCAAGAGCGAGCAGATGCAAGGGCGGCAAAGAAGGCTGAGGCTACCGCTGCTGCCGTCGATCAGTCCGCTGCCGCAATTGCAACAGCCGCAGGCGAGTCTGTTGTTAAAGAGGCTAAGAAGGGCAGAGCTGCCACCGGAACAAGAGCGGCTGCTGCAACTAGGGCGGCGCAAGAGGCTGCAGTTCCAGCCATTGCTGCTGGCGGTGCTGGCGGCGGCGGTGGCGGGCGAAGAGGGAGAAGGACTGCGGTAGCCCCCGGCGGACAGCCTGCTGGCGTTCCGCCAATTGGTGGTAAAAACGTATCGTCAATGAACAAGAACGCGGCTGCGATGGCGCAGCTATTTGGCGCACTTTCTACAATTGCACCGGTATCCCCTAAGAAGCTGAGCGATCTAAGGGCGACAATCCGCGGACTTGCCGAAATGATGGCAGAGCTCCGTGGTATTTCCGGTGGAAAGATTACAACCAAGGGACTCGCTGCGGCCCTTGGAAGGCAGGCGGCAGTGGCCACGCCAATAATGGCAGCTGGGGCTGGCGGTGCGGGTGTTGGTAGGGGGGCGACGGGAACTGGCGGTGGAGGTGGCGGCGGCGGAGGCAGTGGAAGATTCCTACCAGGATTTATGCCTGTTGGCGGACAAGAGATTAGGAATGCAGAAAAAGAAGCCGCACGCGGTATTGAGCGACAATCTGGAATTCTTGGAAGATTTGTTGATCAGATAAAATTCGGATTTAGCCAGCAGATAGTTGGTCAGATCAGCCAGGGCGTTGGTTCGCTCCTGTCGCACCTCCAGGGCGGAATTATTGGATTCAATGCACAGCTCGAAAACTCTGCGGTTGCATTCCAGACACTGTTTGAAAACGAGCAGAAGGCAATGGGAGCAACGAATGTTGATATTACCAAGGCATCAGATCAGGCAGATACACTTGTAAAGTCTATTCAGCAGTTTGCAAACGTAACGCCGTTCAGATTCCCTGAACTTGTTGAATCAGCAAGAAGGATGCGCGCGTTCGGTTTCGAAACAAAAGAAATCATGCCAAATCTTCAAATTATTGGTGACGCTGTTGCGGCGCTTGGCGGAGAAGACGACAAGCTAAACCGAATCACTTATGCACTTGGGCAGATGAAGCAATCTGGTCGCGTATACCAAAACGACATGATGCAGCTGGCAAACGCAGGTATTGCTGGATACGAGCTCCTTTCAAAGGCCGTCATGAAACAGATGGTCCAACAGGGAGAGGCAACAATAAGCTACTATGACTCCGTAAAAAAGCGAACCGTAACAATCACTAAAGAGATGCTCACCTCAACAGACAGGGACGCAAAGCTTGCAGCAGAATCTGCCCTTAATGCGCAGGTCAACAGGTTTGTAAAGCTTGGCAAGGAGGGCGCAAGGCAGCAATACGGAATTTCCATGCAAGCGGCAAAGGGCGCTAAGGGAATTTCCAAGGAAACCGTAGATCTTATTTTGAATCAAGGACCGGTTCAGGCAATGCGAGTACTTTCAAAGCGAGGAAAAATTGAAGGAGCCGCAGCTGCAAGAAAGATCCTTGAGGAGATGTCGCTTGTCTTCGGCGGAGGAATGGAGAAGCTCTCAAGGACATTCCAGGGAGCACTTTCTACACTTCAGGACACAAGCCAGTACATGGTTGCGGTCGTTACAAAGCCAATATATGACGGACTTAGAGATGTCATGTATGACATCGGCCTTGTATTCCAGTCAAGGGCCGCAAGAACAGCAACTGCAAACTTTGCCTCACAGTTCAGTGGAATGCTTGATGAAATTGCCCCAACCCTTCAGGCAACAGTTCAAATATTCCAGAAGTTTGGGGAAGGGGTTATCAGGCTTTTCACCGCACTCGGGCAAGGCGGAGGATCTGGCGTATTTGCAGTAATCGGAGACGGAATAAGGGCGATATCCGAGCTGATGAGGATAGACTTTGTCAGGGCCGCCGCGGTTGCGGCGCTTGCAATGAGGGGAATTGCCCTGGCGTTCAACACAAACCCAATTCTTCTTGGTATAACAGCCGTGATCGCTGCATTCGGCGTGCTCTCAAAGGAATATGCTCAAAACAGCGCGTTCAGAGGAGTAGTTGACAACTTTGCGGTTCCAATGCAGGGGCTTGTTCGCGAAGTTCAGTCCAAGCTTGTTCCTGCCCTTCAATCCCTTGCGTCAGGTGCTGGCGGTGCGTTCTTCGCTGAGCTGATCACTGGAATTACGCTTGTAATGCCGCTAATAAGCGTATTTATACGGCTGCTGAACATCTTCCTTGAGCTCCTTACAAGTATACCATTTGCAGTAGAGGCAATTGGGGCTTCTCTTGCGATTTTGGCAACCGGTAAGCTTTTTGGAAAACTTCTTTTTGGTTCCGCTGCAAAATTTGGTCCCGCAGGAGAGCTTATCAAGGCACCTTCTGGCGGTGCACTTGGAGGCCTCCAGAAGCTCTTTGGCTCACTTGGTGCGTTTAGCGCAGGAACTGTTGCCTCCAGACAGGCATATCAGATGGGCGCTCCGCTTGCCAACAAGGCAAGAACTGCGGCTGGTGAACTTAAGATTCAAAAAGTGGTCATGCAGAAGGTTGTTGACCAGACCGGAAACGCTTTCAGCCCCGTTCAAAGACAAAATATTTCAGCAACAGTTGCAGCAGCGCAGGCGCAAGTTTCCGCAACAGCACAGACGGCGCAGGGCGTAAGGAACCTTTCTGGGGTCGGTGGATCAAGACTTATTGGGGTTGCGGCACGGCAAGAATACATGTCCGGAGTCAGTGCCCTTGCAACAAGGGATACCCCAATAGCAGCCAGGCTGGCAGGTTTCGGCGCAGACCTTAAGTCTACTGGGGGATTCTTCAGGAATGCAGTAAGCGTCTTCAAGGAAAGTATCTCCACTTTTGCAAGGTCTATTGGCGGTGCCTTTGCGGGGCTTAGAGGAGCTTCTGCTTCGAGGGCTGCGGCAGTTGGATTGGCGGGCGGACCCCTAAGGCCAAGCATAGAGCGCGGAATCGGGGCATACCTCAGCACAAAAGGGGCAAAAAATGTTGTTCAGGATAGTGGTGGATTTGCTAACGCACTAAAGACTGGGGCGGGCGGACTTGCAGCACTAGGAAAGTCCCTGAAAGACGGGCTTGGACTGGTTGGTAAGTCTACCGTTCTTTTGACCGGCTTCTTTGCACTGTTTGACATTTTTGTCAACAAGGCAGATGTTATTAGGACGGCAATTTCATCTATAACATCCGTTATTGGCGGACTAGCTGGATTCCTGCTCGGGGGTCCAATCGGCGCCATCATCGGCTCAATGCTCGGGTCAGCGGCAGGCGGAGTGATATCTGATGCCGTTGGAAGACCGCAATTCCAAGACGGAGAGGTTGCTGGCGAAGGCGTTGAGATGGACATGACCCAGGCACAGATGGAGCAAGAAATCTGGAACAACGCATTGACAGACGGCAAGATGACGTTTGCCGAGATGGTTTCAATTGCCGAACAAATTCCCCTTAAGGTTGACGACATTGTTACGTCATTCAAGGCCCTAAATCCGGAAATCGAATCAATAAATTTCGGAATTAAAGATGTTCTTGCTGCGCTCAATGAGGCTGGCGGTTCGCTTAGCGCAGAAGAGGCGTTCACGAACGCGGCGGCACCTCTTGGCCTAAATACCAAAGAGATGCAGCAGAATATGGTTCTGCTAGACAACATTCAATCAATGATTCAGAAGGTTTACGAAAACAAGCTTGCGTTTGAGTTTAAGACGCCAATCAGAAACGAATCGGGCGGAATAGTAAACAATCAGCTTGCAAATCTTGCCGCAATGAAGGCTCAGGCTGAAATTGTCGCCGCGGTAATGCAGGCTGGCCCGTTCACAAACGTAGACCAACTAAACCAAATGCTAGATACGCTTGCAAGCCGATTTATGGTAAGCAAAGAGCAGGCAGAGCAGTGGAATCTTCTCATCAATGGTGCTGAAGACTCAACTGAAGGCCTTTCAAGGGCAATTGAGAAGCTTAACGAAAAGCTTTCCTTCCTTAAGGCTAAGTTCAACATAGCATCCGGAGCCCTGCAAAACAGAATTCAGGCTCTGTTTGACAAGAGATTCAAAGAGCAGCTTGAGAAGGCAAAAGAGGCGTTCCTTGCAACCCAGGAAGTCATTGTCGAGGGAACGACCTGGAACCTTAAGGCACTTAAGGACGAAATTGAGGAGCAAGAGAAGAAGAATAGACTGCTCGCTGTTGAGAAAAGCCTTCGAGATGCAAATAGAAACATAGAAATGGCACGGCTTGCACTCTACGACGCATCTATTGATCCGCTTGAAGCTGCGGCAAGAATGCGAGAGGCCGAAGAGGCAAAGACTGATGCCGTAAAGCAGGCTGCGCTTGAGAGAAAGAGAATTGCCCTTGACGAGGCAATGGCAAGCGAACCGGTAACCAGGGGACTTGAGGAAATTGACGAGAGGTTTGAGGCGATGAGAATGAAGTTCCAGGAAGAGATGCAAAGAATCATGCTTCTCTTGGAACAAGGAAAAATTACAGGCGCAGAGGCAATTGCGAGAATTAAGGCCCTATACGGTCAATCGTTTGCAAGTATTGGCGACCTTGATGCGGAGCTTGCCGAAGATGCTGCCAATTTTGGGGAGTCATTCTTGGGGTCCTGGACAAAGACAATTGAAAAATTCATCAAGCTTGCAGATAAGATTGCCAAGCTTGTCAAGAAAATCAAGCAGCTGCAAAACTCGCTTAACAACCCCGGAACAGGAGCCAATGACGATGACCCAGGAGGACAGTACACAACTCCGCCTGGGTCTGCTGGAAACGGTACATCAACGCTTGGCGGAAGGCCGTACGACAACTGGAGAGAGCATGGCGTCGGTGCTCAAATGGAAAAGCAGGTTGAGTCAGATGCCGCAGGGATGCAGGTTACCGCAAACAAGATGACTCTCGGTGCCCTAAGGCTGAGATTCATGACACTTTGGAAAGAAGTTCAAGATAGCGCAAAGAAAATGGCGCCAACAGGAATTTCTCCAACGGTTTGGGGGATTACACATTCAAATGCGCTAAAGATGTTCCTTGTTGGCACTGAGATGAGAAGGCTCTTTGCAACATCGATGAGCGTCGCACCGTCCTCAGCAGATTCTATACAGAAGCAGTTTGAGGTGCAGGTCACAAAGCTCAAGTCCACACTTAGCCCGCTTGGGAAGTATAACCCTGTTGCCGGTTTTGCAAGCGGCGGAACTATGATGGGCCCTGGTATATTTAGGGTAGGCGAGGCTGGCACGGAAACAATGCAGGTTACCCCGTATGGTGTCGCCAGGGTGTTCCCAAGGACATATCGACCAATACACGGCATTAGTGCAGCTGGCGGTAGCACATCCGGAGCGGTAAACGCAAGTGTTATAATCAACAACCCAACTGTTAGAAGCGACCAAGACATCAGGAAGCTTGCCGAAGAAGTCTCAAGGGCCCAAAGGTCACTGTTGAGGTCGTCAGGCGTAGGAAGGATCTAAATGGCTTCGGTAAGAGTACTGGTAAAGCTTAAGTACGAAGGAGAGACTGCTGCTTTTTATGACATTAGCGGCCGGGTCGATTATGAAAATCTTTCCTGGGAATCAAACAGCGAAGGCACCAGCGCTAACGCTCGAGTTCCGGTATGGACAATTCTTCCAAAGTCGTCAACCGAAGTATCCGGATACGCTGGGGCAACGTTTGCTGAAAAGTTAAACGCGGCGATAGCGGATGAGTCGTTCTTGATAGAGATTCCAAACAGGGCAGAAATCAGGATTGTTGATGTTGAAACATCTCCAGACACTGCTTTGTTTGCCGGGATTATCACAAGAATATCTAGCAACCGACAGGGCGGAAGCATCATTCAGGATGTTGAGTGCGCCGACAATACCGCAATACTTGAAGAGCACGTTGTTGCCGACTACTATGCCCCAAGAGATTCCAGAGATATTGACGTAATATACGGTGGAACAACCACATACACTTCTTCCGCCTCGCTTCCCTCTGTGGTCGGGCAGATTGACGGGCTCTCGCTCTCGTCTGAGTCTACTGGTGGGAATCTATCCGACGGAACCTACGAGGTTCGAGCTCAGGCAAGAAACTCCACAATGACCGGCAGAGACTCCGCAACGCCTCAGTATGGACCGGTCACAAAGGCGGTTTCACTTGCGCTGTCTGCGGGAACAGGCACACAGAGGCTGAAGATAAAATGGAAAAACCCGGGATCTGCAGACAGCGTCAGGATATATGTAAAAAGAACGTCTGCCTCAGGATCTGGCACGCAGAATGTTGAATATCTAGGCAAGACGGCAAACACACTTACATCGCAAAAGACGATTACTGCGGCAACAAGAACATCCAATGTTGTTGAGATAACAACATCATCAGCACACGGGCTTTCAGTTGAAGACCCGATTGTTGTATCTATTCCGCAAACGCCTGGGTTCTCTGTTGCCCAAACGGACTTTGCCCTTGTCAAAGCTGTTCCAAATAGCACAAAAATCACATACGACAGCGTTGGCGATGACGGCTCTGCGACCATCACTGGCGCGTATCTCACCTCTGGGGGATCAGCGCTTGTCGGATCTCTATCAACCGTTGAATCCCCAACTGTTTTGACGAGCTCATCCGCGAGGGGCTGGGCCGATGGTGAGATATACACGGTTGGCGGAAACAACTACAGGCTTGGTGTTGGGGCAGACAACGTTCGTGGATGGCTGTATCCGATCTCAGTCTTTGGTGGGCTTTTCGATAACTCATGGGTTAGCGAAATCGGACTCGACACCAGCACGTACGTTGAGGCCGTGGACACACAGTACAGGTTTAGTCCCTACTTCCAGGAGAGCGACACGCCAAATGCCGAGCAGTATGGCGGACGAACGATTAGAAACATACTCGACTATATCTCCGAAAAGACTGGAGCCGAGTACTGGGTTGACAAGGGGTCGTTTGACGGGGGTGGCGCCTATTCTTGCAGGCTTCACTATCGTGCAAAAACACCAAAAGAGCTTGTCGTTAACGGGCTTTACGACGGGAATATCGACGGCTGGACCACCGCCTCAGGGTTTACAATTGGATCTTCAACGAGCGGCCCGTACGGGGCTGGGTACACGGTTACAAGCAGCACCTCGGGAACAGCGATATCAACAGCATCTGCAAACAGAATTCCGGTGGTCCATAACGAAGATTATTTTATCTCTGTTCGCGCCAAGGCAAGCAATCACGTTAACAGGCTTGATGCCCACTACGCGTTTTATGACGCTTCAGGAACAGAGATATCAAGACACTCGATTGGAAACCTATATGCAGCTGGTCAGTGGGAGAAGCTTTGGAAAGTTGCACATGTATCAAATTCATCCGCGGCGTATATTGGATTGGTCGGTGAGTGCACAAGCAGCCAGAGCGGATCGGTAAGCTTCACTGACTGGAGCGTAATCAAGATCACTGGGGCTATGGGCTATGGGGACTTTGAGGATTTAAATACGTACACCATTCCGATCTATGAAATGGAGGTGCCAAGCAGCCCAGTAGAGTCCGGAAACACTGCTAACAGGCTGCACCTCTATGCCGTGTTTAGGACAAGAGACTCAAGCGGAAACAAAGTTGCACTAACGGATACGAGCGGCAATCCAGTTCAGTATGTCGACTACGACTTTGTGCCAGGAATCTGGGCGACAAACGGAAAAATTGTAGAGGCGGCAATTACCGACGAAAGGGTAGAAACGCTTGCCGACGCAGAGCTTTCTGCCGAGGGGTACTGGAAAGAAAACGGGCTGCCTATAGAGTCATACACGTTTGAGATGAGGCCGAGAAACGCGTCCGACTCAGTGTATCCAGTTCCTGAAGTTGGAGACGTGATTCCATTTATATGGAATACGATGGAAATTGCAAAACCAATGATCGTAAAATCTGTTGCCGCAAAAATGCTTGGCATGGATATCGTCTATACAATAACCGTAGGTGGCGATGTAAGGCTGCAGAGAAGCGCTTTTATCAGGCTTAGCGAGAGAATCAGGGAAATTGATGATGTAAATCCGGTCCCTCCAACGCCAGATATTCCTTCGGATTTAACTGTTTCCGCAAACGACAAATCTGTTGCTGTTTCCTGGTCTTTTGATGAGACTAGGGAAGTAAACAAAAAACTCGCCTCATTTGAAATTCAGCGGCAAGACGCGATATTTAGGGCAATCTCTGAGATTTCAAGAAGCGGGTCGACAGTAACTGTTACAACTGCCGTAAATCATGGCCTTGTAGTCAGTGACGTAATAAGAATTGACCTTGAGCCAACAGCAACCAACATCATGGCGCTTGAGGGCCAGTGGTCTGTCGCCTCAACGACAACAACAAGCTTTACGTTTGCATCGCTTACAAGCGGAACAATTTCAACCACAAGCGTCAGCGGCTACGTCTATTACAATTTTACAGACTTTAGAACTGTTCAAAATACAAAAGCAACATATGTAAACGACGGCGGGCTAACAAACGCCCTTCAGTATCGCTATAAGGTACGCTCACTCTCAAGCGACCTTACTGCAAGCTCGTTTACTGAAGTAAGCAGTCCAACAGAGCCAAACGAGCCGACGGTTACAGTTGCGGACGGGTCAATTACTGCGGAAAAGCTTGTATCAAGCCTCAAGGCGATAGAGATATTCAGCGGCCCGACGCTTCCGACCCTCCCGAGCGCCTCGTACACCGAAGGAACAATCGTTTACCACCTTGGCGGAACACCTCCAGGGCTGAGAAAGGTTGGCGTTGGCGGGGCGTGGGAAAACGCAATCGGGTCATCGGATGTCGTTGCAAACAGCATCACCGCAGGGCTTATTTCGACCGCAGGGCTGGACGCCTCGGTCATAAAGTCCGGCGCCCTGGTTATTGACTCAAGATTTGGAGTCGGTAATCTTCGGGATGTTTCCCATAAGGCTCAGTCGGGAACGACTGCAACGCTTACAACGACAGCCAATCACGGGTACTCTTCGGGAAATATCGTAAAGATAACAGAGGTCGGCGCTCCGTTCAACGGAACATTTACAATCCTTGCAAGCCCAGCGCCCACTGCAACTAAGTTTTCATACACTGTCGGGACAAGCGCAACTGTTGCGGAGACAGAGGTTCTGCCATACGGGGCCTCTCTGGTCAATAGCGGAACAAATGCAATTACCTCAACGTATTTTACCGTCAGTAACACTGGGCAGATTACCGCTACAAGCGCCAACATTAGCGGGGCCATTACTGCAACATCTGGAAGTTTTACCGGTGAAATTACTGCGGGCTCAGGAACAATCGGCGGATTTGACATCAATGCCTCATCGCTGACTGCCGGGTCTGGTTCAAGCGCGGTTGGAATGGCACCAGGGACGTTCCCATTCTTTGCTGGCAACGCAACCGCCGCATCTGCCCCGTTCAGGGTAAGCGCCGCTGGTGCCGTAACTGCATCGAGTGTCACTATTACAGGTGGCAGCATTACCGGTACATCTCTTAATATCACTGCTGCGGCAACATTTCAAAACAGGAGTTCCGACGGGACACTTTCGCCAGCTGTCGTGACAAAGGGGGACGGTACCCAGGGCGATGTCGCCGCAGCCAGCGGAGGAATTTTACACCTCGGGGCGACATCAGCTGCTTCCGCAGGGGCAGGTGGAACATTCACTTCAAGACTTCAGCTTGAAAACGGATTTGCCAACTTTAGAGGTAGTGTTGTTGAAGCCAAACGATTTGATGTCTACGAGTCGGATGCTGACGTTAGCGACGGCACGCGCCGAGGAACGATTCGCGGAAGCGACACCGTTGCTGGTCGTATCGTCGTTGAAAACACTGCTGGGTCTGGAAATGTGATCCTTTATGTTGATGGAGACATAGAGACAGTAAATAATGGGAGCATAACTGGAAACTCATTTCTTCAAACAAACGGCGTTAATACTGGGGATTTAGTCGGAGAGACTTATTCCGTGGGAAGTGGTCTAAATGGAATGTACGTATCGTCTGGCGGCGCTACGGCCATTAGAAGGACAAGCCTTACTGCCTCAGAACATGTTCTTCAGATAGTCAGGGGCTGGACGGGTTCTGCAACTACCGCTGTGAGGGCTATAGAATTTGCCAGATTTGCCGGAAACACCGGGGCGTCAGTGGTGGAAACTAGAGGCGGTATAAACATGGTCGGGGCAGGAAGTTCCCCTGTATTCACTACAGCGTCTGACTATAGGCTAAAGTCAAACATAAGAAATGCAGAAGAAGAAATTGATTTTACATATATCATTAAGAACATACAGCCAAGACTTTATACCTATATGGACTCTGATGAAAATGTACTCGGCTTCGTTGCCCACGAGCTTCAGCCCCACATTCCTATTGCCGTAACTGGATACAAGGATCAGGTTGACGAAAACGGAGATCCTGTGTATCAAGAGGTAATGGCGGGGAATACGCTTATTTACGTTATTGGGGCCCTTCGTGAAGCGATCAAAAAGATTGACCTGCTGGAATCTCGAGTCGCAGAACTAGAGGGTTAAGACTGGGCCTTGGCGTCGCAGAACTGGAGGGCTAGAAAAACCAGCCTTGCGCTGGTAAAATGACATAGCCTCAAATGGGGTTCTAGTTAGGGGGTTTCAGATGAAGCTTAAGGTTAAGTCTCAGCTGGACCACGAGGAAAAGGGCGGAATTCTGGACGACTGCGGTCCATCCAGCGTCGCCGCTGCTGTTTCCTGGGTCTATCAATATGCTCCTGGCAAGGATTTCTCTGCCGCGGACGGAATCAAGGCAAAGGAGTCCGCAACCGGCCACAAGGACAAGCAGGGTGTATCCGACAACGGATCGTCCCTTGGCGACCTTATCAAGACCGCCAAGCAGCTTGGTGCAAATGCCCGATGGGCAAAGGATTGGGCCGATGTCGTGAATAGCTGCAAGAAGGGCGCCGCGCTTGCCGTGTGGGTGCAGCAGCCGATTGGCTACCCGAAGGAAGTCGAAGTAAGCGCCTGGCATGCTGGCTGGGCGAGATACTGGGCAAAGAAGGACAAGTCGCACATCACCGCTGGCTATGGTCATATGACCTGCGCTGCGTGGGACCCCGTAGAGGGCTGGATGTGGGCGTGCCCAACGCGTTCAGGCAAGGGCAAGGAGCAGTTTGCGGTCAACGTGACCGAGGCGCAGCTCAAGGCTATTGCGGACTCCAAGAGGGTCTCCGGAGAGCACAACGCCCCGCCCTTCAAGCATGTCATCATCATTGAGAAGAAGTAGAGAGGATTTTGAATAATGATTAAGAGCGCAATTATTTGGATTAAAGACAACACCGGAATCGACGAGATGCTCCTGGAGGCCGCCCGTGCCTTTATCGCAACCTCGATTGCCGTTGCTCTTGGTCTTGGCATCCCGCTTCTTGACATCAGCGGCGGCGACTTCCGAACGGTTGTTTCAGCTGGTCTGGCAGCGTGCCTACAGGTTATCGTCCGCGCCCTCAACCCAGAGGACGGAAAGTTTGGGGTAGGCAAGGCGAAGGCCGTTGCAGCCGAGAAGGCTTCCACGTCCCACATTCAGGGAACTGCTATCGATACCGACGGAGACGGAATCGCTGACGAGCTTGCAGGGAGCCTCGCCAATGAGGCTTATGGCTCGCTTGACGACGAGGAAGACACCAAGCCGCGAGTCTGATATACTCGTTCCACGGCCAAATGGCCGAGAAAGGGACGGTAATTGACATGGCAGCAACTAAGAAGACAAAGAAGCCAGCAGCAAAAAAGGCTTCTCCATCGAAGAAGGCAGCGCCAAAGGCACCAAAGCCCAAGGCAAAGAAGGGCCTACTAGCCCGAATCTTCTCTCGATAATATAGAAGACCCCCAGGGGAAACCCTGGGGGTCTTTCTTTATCCACACGTATGTTGAAAACTTTTCGTCTATTTGTTATGATCATTTTACTTGGCCTGTATGCCAAGGTAAAGGTTGAAGGAGATGGAAATGTCAGTTAGTGACATGCTAGATGAAATGCGCAAGGACTCCGCAAAGAAGGGCCCATCGTGCGCAATCGGCTTGACGTACACGCGTCTTGCCGTTCAAGAGCAAACCGCCTTCAAGGAGGCGATGAAAGACGAAACGATTCAGTCGACTGCGATCGCTCGCTGGCTGGGTCAGAAAGGATATTCCGTGAAGCCGCATACGATGTCTCGGCATCGTCGCGGTCAGTGCGGGTGTGAACGATGAGCGAAGAATTTGAAAAAATACTCGCGGTTCAGCGAGATATGGAAAACGCAAAAAAGCCAAGGCGACAACACCCAGAAGGGTGGGAGCCAGGCGTGCAGTGGAACGGCAACGAGGGGACTGTTACGACCACTGGAATGCCAGCAGAAAATGCACCAGACTGGGCAACGGTTCTTAGAGTTTGGGGTCTTGACCCTGAACACTTTGAGGTTGTTGAGCCAGTGCTATTCAATGTCTGGGGAGACACGCTTGGCGTATTGAATCGACAATGGAAGGGCAAGGTTGTCCGAAAGGTCGCCTCGATGGGCTCAGATGTCCAGGAGATGGTTGAGGAGATTAAGAAGCACAAGTTCTCCAGGCCAGAGGTTTCATCAGACGGTAGCGCAATGATTGTCGCGATATCAGACCTGCAGCTCGGCAAGGGCGAAAACGGCGGAAGCGTCAAGATTGTTGAACGATTCCTTGCTGGGATTAATGAGGTTGAAAATCGCTGGAAGGAACTAAGGAAGTTTGGCAGGCCGCTATCACGTTTAGTTGTTGTTGGCCTCGGTGACATCATCGAGAACTGCGACGGGCACTACGACATGCAGGCGTTCCAGGCAGACCTTGATCGTCGAGAGCAAATTACGGTTGCCCGAAGGCTGGTTACGAAGGCCATTATGCAGTGGTCTAAGTTTGCCCCAGAGGTGATCGTTGCTTGCGTGCCTGGGAACCATGGTGAAAACAGGCGAGGCGGTAAGGCGTTTACAACCTTTGGAGACAATGACGACGTTGCCGTGTTTGAGCAGGTGGCAGAGATTCTTTCCGCCAATCCAGACGCATTTGGACACGTCAAGTTTGTGATTCCAAAGAATGACTTGACCCTGACGCTTGACGTCTACGGGACGGTGGTTGGGCTTGCCCACGGGCATCAGGCTCGACGAGGCGGCAGCAATGCAGTAGGAAAAGTGGAGAATTGGTGGGCAAAGCAGGCTCTTGGCATGCAGCCTGTATCCGATGCCACGCTTCTCTTGACGGGCCACTACCATCACCTTGCGATGTCAACGCATGGTGCAAGAACGCATATCCAGGCCCCAAGCCTTGATGGTGGCTCTCAGTGGTATAAGGAAGTTGCTGGAGTTGACGCCCCGACTGGGATTCTTACCTTGGTGGTAGATTCAAACGGTTGGGACGATATGAAGGTTTTGCGCTGTAAACTGAATTAACGCTCGACCCTCTCTGCGCGAACAAGAAGATGGTGGCGGACTGCCTCAAAGTCAATCGCGATGACGCGAAACTCGTAGGAGTCCGCCACCATTCTGTCATTTAGCTTCGGTCGTTCCCTGCCCTCCAGGTATGGAGTCCAGAATCGATATACCTGCCTTGCCGCTGGGCCAGTTGGATTGGCGTACTCTCGGCTTCCATCCTCTCGGAGCGACTGGTAGTGGCACTTCTTTACCCAGATGATTTCATCTGTGGTTACTGGTGTGCCTGTCGCGTCTTGTGTCGTCATGCCCTTGCGCTTGAGGGTGACGGTTGTCATCGCCCCTGGGATCATCGAATAGACACCGCAATATACTGATCAAGGATTGCTGCAGCCGTTGGTGGTATTGCCAGTGCAGACTGCTTCCCTGGGGCAACCTGCGGAAGCCTTTCCATTGTTGTGTCGCCAACCGTAAGCCTTGTCAATTGGCCCATTCCGGTCTGATAGAGCGCGTCCCTTGAGGCGAGGTCTATGGCGATCAGCGCAGTCGCGTCTTTGATCTCCTGAGGCGTCACGGTGTATCCGTGGGTATAGTTGATCTTGGCTACCGGATCGATAAGCCCAAGAGCAACAATTGCCGGGAATAGGGAGTAGGTTACGTTCGCCAGGCTTGTCACTTCAACATAGTTTTGACTTGTGTTTATGAACAGGTCTGAAAGGTTGAAAGTGGCCTTTTGCTGATTGCTAACAAATACCTCAAATGAATTGACGGCAATGATTGGCCTGGAGTACGGAAACACCCTTCTTGTCTCCTGGTTCCACTTGTGCTGCTCAACTGTGGTCTTGTATCTGAATGAGAACCCGCAGTATCCGTCAACCATCCTGGAGGCGACGCCAACCAGCTTTTCAAGCCTGTTGTCGCTCGAGTCGCTTCCATCTGGCAGGGAGAGTGCCCCAAGCTCGTATTCTCGGAGCTCAGCAACCGTCACATAGCCAGTGTCAACGCCCTGATACGGACTTGACCAGGCGCCGTTGTTCGAGCTCCCAGTCAGTCGCCATACGTACCAGTAGCCATAAGGTGAATCGCTGTCCGAATATGAGTACGTACCGATCTTGGCGTCAAGCGTTATTACGGTGCCAAGATTGGAAAACGCTCCGGTCTGGGTGCTTGCGTCGGCCTGGGACGCGGCCTTACCGATTTGAATCCCTGTATATGTTGCGGCTGCGGTAGCTGGATTCGGGACAGATACGTTCACTCTTATCATTTTCACATCCTAAAACAATGGGGCCCGCATTGCACTAAAAAAGTGTCTGCGAGCCCCATTGAAGCTAGATTGATTACTCGGACTTGCCGAAAACCTTTTCAAGCTCGGCCTTTTGGGCGGCCGAAAGCTCCTGCTTCGGAGCTGCCGGTGCATCAGTCTCGACCGTGCAGCCCTGGGCAACAGCCTGGACTAGGTACTTAGCCTTAATGCGCGCAACACCCTCGTGGAAACGGGCAACGGTGCCGTCTCCAAAAACAAGCGAAGAAAGACCGCTGTGGTTTCGTACGCGAACTACCTCGTCGTCTGAAACCGCAGCCTTAGCTGCGGTTACGGCCTTCTGGGCAACTGCATTTACATCAACCGTTGGTGTTTCCTTCTTAACGTCGTCAAACATTTATTGCTCCTTCGCTTCCGGGGCCCCAGGAATTAATCCTGGGGCCCCAGTTGCAATACTTACGGATTAGACCGTAACGCGAACCTTCGCCTGGAACTGTGGAGCCTTGTTTGCAAACCCGAACATCACATACATGATGTAGAGGCGCGTAAGGGCACCGTTCACGCCGATCGGAATCTCGAGCGTCGTGATTGAGTCGGAGCCAAGGTATGGCATCGACCAGCCAGCCTCGTCCACCACGTACATATCGCGGTAGTCGGTGCCGGAAATTGCGTATGAACCAATGGCATCGCCAGGAACGGCAAGGATTGGCAGTGAGCCAGCAGCCGTCACGACGGAACCGAAGGTTGCACCAGCAGCCTGCTCCGTCTGCGAAGGCGCATTGTAACGAACGAGGTTTGTAAGCTCATTCACAAGGCCTGCGTAGTCGGTTGGGGTGCAGATGACGGCCGACGGAGCGCCACCGTTGTCCAGGACGCCAGCGACAGCGGTATTGATGGTTGAAAGGTACGAAGCCGTGCCCTTCCCAACAATCTCGTTGCCAGCTGAAGCAGCCGTACCAAGAAGCTTGCGGAGGCCATCGAACGAGTTGGCGTCATAAGCACCAAGCTCGGTTGCTGCGCCCGCGCTCGCGGTAACGGTTGCGTTGCCCTGGAACAGGGTCTTCTGAAGCTTGTGCGCAATGGCGGTTACGCCGCTGCCAAGCTCCTGCGAAAGGCCATTGAACGGCGAGCCGCCCTGACCAAGCGCGAACTGATTCTTAAGCGTGATACCACGGCGGGTCGCAAGAACGGCCACATTGGTCGTCTGGCGAGCATACGTCGAGTTATCGTCGGTTACAGTGCCGGTCTCCGTCTGGAAGACTGCATCACCGTAAGCGGTCTGCTGATTGAACGCGTGCACGAGGCCGTTTGCAGGCTCCTTGCGGATGCGGTCAAAGAATGGGAACTTCTTAACGAACAGGCTGTAAAGGATTGGCTCGAGGTCCTGGCGGATAAGCGCCGAACCACCGCTGCTGTCAAGTGCCTTTGCAATCTGTGGGTTCGACAACGCAAGCTGGTTAAGGACACCGGCATCAGCCTGCTTCCCAACTTCTCGCGAGGCCTGAACATCAAGCATCTCGTTGAGTTCCGATGCGCTCATCTTCGAGAACTTCTTGCGAAGTTCGCGCTGAACGGCATAGGCCTCAGCAGGATCAAAATCGGACTTCTTCTCGACATCGAGATCTCGGCCGATCGGAGCGCCGTTGAGGGACTCTAGGCCCTTCGCGACGTCATCCAACTTCTCTCGTACTTCAGACATTTTTACTCCTCGTCTTGCGCCTCAAGGACGCGCTGAACATATGGGCTCAACCAAGGCGCGCGCTCTGCGGCCTTGACGTTGACCTTCTGTGAATTCCTGTCGACGAACTTTCGACCGATCCCAAGATCGCTAATGCGATCAATAAGATCGAGCGCTTTCGCAAGATCTTCTTCGACCTTGGCCTTCGACTCAAGGAGCTCGGTCACTTTTGCCGCGAGGGCGGTAACCTCCTCCTGAGCAGCATTGGCTGCATCGAGAGCTGACTTCGCGATCGACTCCACTTCCTCAAAGGAAGAGGCCTCGGTCTCGACACTAATAACAACCGCCTCGGCCACTTCGGGCTGTACGGATGATTCATCGGCAATGGACTTTTCGGCGTCGCCGGTAACGAGCTCAGCGCCGAGCTCTTGCAGGGCCTCGACATTGGCGTCGACAGGCTCCTCCTCAACGACTTCCTTCTCGTCCTCTACCTTCTCAGTAACTTCGCCATCGGCCACATCTTCGGCAGAAGCCTTGATTTCATCAAGCTTCTCCTCTGAGTCCGCGGCTGCCGCATCCGGAGCGGAGGGAGCAACAGATGCGGCAGCTGGCTGCTTCTCTTCAGAATCCGTGCTGACCGTAACGGTCACGCGGGTCTTCTTCTCTAGATCATTGGTCTCGTCCCCGGCGGCGGTCTCAACGACCTCCCCAGCGAAGAGATCCTTCTCGGTCTCTGACATTTCTGTCTCCTCGTCTTCTTCCGCCATAGGGAGCGGATTAATTTTGGTGAGAGCGCTGACCTTTTGGCCAACGAGCATCTCGGTTGCTTCCCAGTTTCCCTCTTCGCCCTCATAAATGCGAACAAGAGCTGCTGGATCTTCTGGTGTGGCTTCAATTGAATACTCTGAACCTTCAGCACCAAGGGTGCCTTCGGTCATAACGTACTCAACAGCGCCGCACATTGTCTCGCCGTCCTCATTTGACCAGAGAACCCAGTCCCCAGCAATGACGGAGCCAGCCTCTGCCTTAGAGGTTACTTCTGTCTCTGACTTCTCTTCTTCGATCACGCCCTCAAGCTCGTCAATATCGACGCTACCAGAGCGGAGGCTCTTTACTGCGTTCTGCAGGTAGGATCTCTGGTTGGCAGGAATGCCAACAACGCTCGCCTCAAGTAGGCGAACCTTCTCAATAAGGATTGACTCGGGCCTGTCTCCTTCGGCAGCCTTGCGACGCGCCTTTTCAACGCGGGCTCCAATGGAGAGACCAAGCTTAACCCCGCGCTTGATTGCGCGATAAGCGCGAAGCGCCTCTGGGTTTTCGTCTTCGTTTACCACCCGAATATTGAGATCGAGGTCATAAACCTCTTCGTTTGTTTCGCTGTCATATCGTCTAACAATCTGGGCATCCGTGGCGGAGCCAAAAAGGTCCTCTGGGACATTGTAATTATGATTGAGGAACACCGTCATATTCTGTCTGGCTGTTTCAGCCATTGTCTTCAGGGCATCCAGCGACATCTCATCGCCATGCAGGTCCCGAATTGTTGAAGAAGTTGTTCCGGTTACATATCGCTCGCCATTTTCAGACTCATAGGCCTTCAGGGCGTTGGTGTAAATTTTAAAGTCCAAGATCAGACCCCCAATTCTTATGGCCGTCGACAGGCCGATCGGAACCCCTGTTAGACATCGGTGTCAGCAGATAGTCCCGTATAAGCACCATCGAATCATCCCCTCTTATATTCATTATTGCAAGACCTTTGCTTCCTACATGAATCTACCATAGCGTGTCAATGACTAGTATTTACGGTCTATGTATAATTGCCGCATGTGTGAAGATACGGCAGTCAAGTGCCGGTTGTGCTTAGAGCTAAACGACGCTGAGGGCGGTATTCTCGATATCGTGCTGGCTATACGGCGCATCCAGAAGACCCTGGCGCCAGTCATGAGAAGATACGAGGAGATACATCGGGCGCATCCGAGGTGCGCCCTATGCACAATAATGGTCGGTGAGGACCATATGGAGCAAGACCTTATTCCAGAGCCAATGGTCCCCAGAGCAAAGGGTCAAAAAAGATACTCCGTTTGTAAGCAGTGCCACAAGGTGCTTTCAAGGGTTAAACGAAGCGTTCCCCAGCAGATCAAATACCAGCGCCATGTCGAAGAAGAACTCACAAGGCTGGAACATGTTAACGACAAGGAGTACGATGGCTTCTGGGAAACTTTCCGAAAGGAAAACCCATTTGATATGGAAGATTATGCAGGGCTCGAGATGGCCATGGTTGCGATTGGCTCAAACACTGAGTCCGAAGGCGACGAGGAAGGCGAAAAGTAGTGCTTGACATTAGCGAGAGCATCGAGCTGCAGTTTGAAGACGGCAAGTTCGTTGTGCCAAAATGGTGGGGAAGGCTTCCTTCATTTAAAGGAGTTGGTATAGTTGACGGAGTGCGACTTATACCTTTTAATTACACAGAAGCTAGACAGATTGTCAACAAGGACCTTGATGGCATGGCTGTTTCTAATGCGATAAGGTCCTGGAGAACAAGAAAGCCGAAGGAGCAAGACTCGTGGTAATGATGCCGTGGGAGCGCGTAAAGCGCCAAGTTGAAAGCACGCAAGCAGAAGCTGATGTTCAAGCAATAAAGGATGCAATCCTTATTCCAAATTACGACTCGCAGCCTTACGCGCGAGGCGCTGGCAAGGGTACTGTGCAGAAGCGTTCAGTTAATCAGCTTCGCAAGTGGTCCCGAACAAACCCATGGATTAGATCTGCAATTAATCTTCGCAGGCAGCAGATCAGCCGCGCAAAGTGGGACATTGTCAGCATTGATGGCAACGGTGAAGTCAACGAAGCAAACGTAAAGACGATTAAGGATCTTTTGCGAGATCCAAATACGCGTCTTGATTCGTGGAGGTCATTCATCGAGCCAATCGTTGAGGATATTCTTGTCCTGGATCAGGGCTGCATTGAGAAAGAACATACTGTCGGGGCGCGGGCGGGAAGAAGCGGAAGGCCGGTTAAGAACCTTTGGCCAAAAGATGGTGCAAGAATCGCTTTCGACCCGGACTGGGACGGAACAAACCTAAAGAAGCCGCGATACTTTGAATACGACGAGACCGGAAAGATCATTGCCGAGTACCTGAACGAAGAGATGATTGTCATTGTGGGAAACCGAGTGACGTATTCCCCGCTCGGCCTCTCACCGCTAGAGGTTCTTGCTGAGACCATTGAGGCGGACCTTCGGGCGGCTAAGTACAACAACAACATTGTTGAGCAGGCGACCCCACCGGGAATTATTGATCTTGGCGAAGGCGTTCGCCCTGATCAGGTTGATGCCTTCAAGAACTATTGGGAAGGCGAAATCGCAGGCAAGAGCCAGACCGCGATCACCGGTGGCGGTAAGGGGGTCAAGTGGATTCCTATGGCGCAGTCAAACCGAGACATGCAGTTCATGGAGTGGCAGATCTATCTTGCACGCAAGATCTGCGCAGTCTTCGGCGTTCAGGCGCAAGACATCGGGCTAAACTTTGACGTGAACAAGAGTTCGTCAGAGTACGGCGCGGCGTTCACTGCCGACAACGGCATTGCTCCGCTTTGCGAACTTATTGCGGACTACATCACTAGAGAAGTTGTTTGGCTTTATGACAAGGGCTTGCGATTTGTCTACACTGATGTTGGTCGCGAGTCTGCGCAGACAGTTGCTGACTACTACAAGGCAGCACTTGCCGGACTTCCATGGCTTCGACTCAATGACGCGCTCAAGGAGCGCGGACAGGAAGGCGTTGGGCTGATGGGCGATGAAGTATGGATGCCAAGCCCGCTTGGGTATATGCCAATGAGATATTACGAGCTCTACCTTAAGGGTAAGGTTGGCGATCCCGACGCGCCAGAACAGGAGCCAACACCTGGTGGAGACGTCCCGGATGGCGGGGCCGGAAACAACGGGGCAGGGAGCCAAGAGCCAGATCAGGGCAAAGACCAACTTGAGTCTAAGCCGAATCCTGAAATGAATCCAAATCAGCAACCGTCTAAGAAGAGCGTTGTTCTCGTTGACGCAGAGGCGTTGCTCAGTGACGAGTGCCCTTCACACATCATTGACGCAATAGATGGATTTGTTGAGGGCGGTTCTTCGGTGGTTGCAATCACCTCGACAAAGGGACAAGTTGATTTTGTTAGAAGTCAGCTTGCCGAAGCGGGATTTGACGCCGAGGTTTATGAAAGCAGCTTCCCGACAAGTGCAATTGATTACTTCAAGAGACAGAAGGTCAGCGAGATTATTCGGGCTGGCGCAGCAATCGTTTCCTATTACGACCCATCAGCCGACTCCTCCTACAAGGCTGCTGGCGCAGCAATTCCAAACCTTGGAGATATTGAAGTTGAAAAGGCCGACACAATCAACCTTAATGTTCCTGCAGGAGTAAGGGCAGAAGCGAGACGTGGGCTTGATTGGCGAAAAGAGTTTGGCAGGGGCGGAATTGGACCTGGTCAAGTAACCGCAAGAATGCTCACGGGAAACAAGATGACAATTGCAAGAGTGAAAAAGATGCGCGCATACCTTGCGCGTCACGAAGTAGACAAGAAGGGCGAAGGTTGGGCCCCTGGCCAAAAGGGATTCCCATCTGCCGGGAGAATTGCCTGGGCTCTTTGGGGCGGTGATCCGGGAAAGGCCTGGTCGAATAAGGTGATGAGGTCAGTTGAGGCCAAAGAGCGAAAGCGATAGGCTTCTATGGCAGATAAGTTTTACCACCAGCAGCCATGCTTCTGTATCCCCTGTCGAGTCATGAAAGCGGACGGGGTAAAGCCGCGACCGGTTGCGCAAGAGCAGGATCGTCCAAAGAAGAAAGCCAAGCGATCTAAGAAGGTCTAATGGGGCATAAAGATCCAGTCACGCCAAAGATGAGGAAAGATGTCCTGCAGAGGGACAGGGGTTGCATTGGTCCTCGAGTCGGAATGCACGATGAGTGCGGCAGCCAGTTCGGGTCCGGCGGGCAGATCGTCCTTGAGCTTGACCACGTCTTTAACTCTGGCTTTGGCAAGCGTGGCCCCTCGGAGATGTGGAATCTGGTGACGCTGTGCGGGTGGCATCATAAAATGAAAACAGAATCCTCTCGCAAGTGGCGAGAGGCACTGTATGAATACTTAGAGGGATTTGAATATGATCGAAGTGGAGAGCTTTCCTAGACCAAGATGCGACAATCGCCAGTGCATGGCGAAGTCGGCGGGGATCATCGGCAGGGGCCTGGGTCCTATTGTGAAAAGAGGCAATCGCAAATATCACATTGGGTGCCTACCCAACGTAGGCTTGACCAAGGGTGATATCATCAAGTAAGATGATATCCTGAAAGGAGGGGCATATGTCCAATAAGGGTGCCCTCGGATTGTCTTGCTACGCATGTGGCGGGACGCTCTTTCAGCTACGGCTGAAGGTGTATTTTTGTGCGAACGCGCACTGTAATCCTGGCGGCAGGGTGATGGGTTTAGCGGAGGCCATTGAGGCCCCCGGCTCAAACACCTCAAAGTGTGTCCTAGATAGGTGCACTGTGCACGGCAGGGGAAGGGAAGAAAATGCAGGAAATGGAACTGATGCTGCTCGGTCGGAGCAAGTTCAGGGAGTATCTCCAGCAATCTCTTGACGAGAGCGCTCATATTAAGCCGAAGGAGATGATTGCGTTTGAGGCGGCCAACGCCGCATCCAACGACCTTGATACGCTAGTTGCATACGATGACATTTTGGCGTATCGTAGGGGCATCTCGATAGCGATGGAGGACTGGGTTGCAAATCCAGTGCTAGAAAGCAAGGAAGGGTAATGAAGCAAACTGGTCCGAATTTTGCGGAGCAGCGCATTATTCAGAGGAAGAAAACTGCTCGGGTGTGGAAACTCCTAGAAGAAACTGGGATCAAGAGGCGATACATCGCCAAGCATCTTGGTGTATCGTACGGCTACCTAAATCAGGTGCAGTATGGTCAGGCGCCTATCAGTGGCCCGATGCGCAAGAAGATCTCTGAATTTCTTGGGATTGAAGAAGGAAGACTCTTCGAGGACCTCGATGAGTATTTGAATAAGGAGGAAGCAAATGGCATTCGATAAGAGCGCACTTAAGGATTACGTGGATGTCGCAGAGCGAATCCGCGCATGGTACGAGGCGTACCCCAACGCACGCATTGAAACCAGAATTGTTGAGCACAACGAAAAGCGTGTAGTCGTAGAGGCGCGAGCATATCGCGGCGTTAAGGGCGACAACGGACCTGACGATGCACTTGGCTTCATAGATGATCGCCCAGCGGGAATTGGCCACAGCGCAATGCAGATTCCTGGCGCAACGCCGTACACCCGCGGCTCAGAGATTGAGAATTGCGAGACATCGGCAGTTGGTCGCGCGTTGGTAATGGCTGGCCTTCCGTCAAAGAGAATCGCGTCTGACGACGAGATCAAGTCAAAGGGCGGAAAGTCAGCAGCAAAGGCCGCCGCTGAGGTTTTTGACGAAGACGTCGCACTCCCGCCACACATCCAGAAGTTTGTCGATGCATTCGCCAAGGCGAAGACGATTGATGAACTTACTGAGATTGGAAAGTCGATCAACGAGTCGAACGCCGACGGTGTTGATATTGACGAACTTTCCCGTGAGTTCTTGATCAAGAGATTCCGCGCTCGCCGAGCTGAGCTCGTCGGATGATTGAGGAGAGAAACCCGCAGCACATCAGTGTAAGTGAGTTGCGCGAATTCCTTTCGTGCCCACTCCGCTGGTGGTACAAGTATCGGCTCGGTATGTGGACCAACAGGACGACGGCGTACTTCGCCCTGGGCACCTCGGTCCACGCCGGACTTCAGCGATGGTACGAGCCCATTACGGGCGGCAAGCGAAATGGCGACCTTACGCCGGTGTTCGATCACTATCGAAAAGTTTGGTCAATAGAGTCGGCGCAGGTGGACTGGGGCGCAGAAAAAGAGCGCGATATCCTGAGCGAGGGCTTTAATGGCGAAGAGATGCTTCGGGCTGCTGTTCTTGAGGGCGACGACTGGACTGCAAAGTATGTTGAGCACTCAATGATGTCGGAGATTTCCCACTCGAAACTTGGGAAGCTTCCGATGAAGTTGAAGACAAATCTCGACATGCTCACCACAGATCTCCGCGTGGTCGAGCACAAGACCGCACAGAGAAGGTGGGAGAAGGATCGAGAGCGCGGAGACATTCAGGCAACCGCCTATGTGAATGCTGTTCGCCAAAACTATGACCACGACCCATCGGTGACATTCAATATCATTAGCAACTCGGCTAAGGGCGTGAATGTTGATCGAAGAACTACTACCCGCACGCAGGAAGATATTGACAAGATGTACATCGGGGCTCGCGCGTTCCTTGACGCAATCGAGAAGGGCGCGATCTATCCGAACCCAACGGCGTTTGCGCATGCAAACTGCGAATTCAAGGAACTGTGCGATAAGTGGGAGAGCCACCCGCAGCAGATTCCCGAAAAGAGAAAAGAGCTGTACAATCTGGTCCCAGCACTGAAGAAAGACCTTTGGCCTGACTGGGAAAAATAATGATCTGCACGTGCAAGAACTGTGGTGCGGAATTCATTGGTGAGTTCGGAGAAGAAAACAACTACTGCATGGATTGCGATCCAGAAGGAGATTAGCGGTGGGCATGACACCGATTATTCCTCTTGAAGAGATGGGGGACGCCCGCGTCTACTGGAGATGCTATAGCGATCTCCCGCGACACAAGAAACTTTGGCGGCTGCCAGATAACAACGCGCGATGGGCATGGATTGTTCTGTTGTGCGCGGCATCAGAAACCGACGGAGTGTTTGAGTCCGATCAGCACATTGAAGCAATGGTCGGATCGCAAAACACAAAGTTCCTTCCGCACTTCCGACGCGTTGGGCTTCTCGACGGACTCGTGGTTCACGATTGGGACGAGTGGCAGGTTCCATCTGATGGAATGCGCGAGGCAAGGGAGGCGCTTGCAGCGGCCGCTCGCGACCGACTAAACCGTCTCGGCCTTCGCGACGAACACGATGCGCAGGTAAAGGTTCGGAGCATGAAAGAGTGGATGGAATACATTGTGGCAGGGCCGAACCGACAGGGAAGACTTGTTGAATTCATGGGACAGATGAATGGCATCGTCCCACAGAGAGCCGACTACGCTCGCATTGCAAAGCTGATGCGCGAATATCCAGGTGGAATTCCCGCGCTAATGTCTGCCATCTGCGACGCGGCACTGCGCGACCTCAAGGGCGACCCAATTGCATATTTGACAGCGATCGGAAAAGGCAGTAAGAAGAGGGTGCACACAACATCATCTGTTCGTGATGCACAGTTGGAGGAGTAGATGTTGCAGCCAGCACTGTTTATGTTGCTCGTCGCGGTGATCCTCTTGGTCGCCGCTGCGGGGGAGCGAGATAATGACAACAAGTAGCACCGAAGTTGTATACCTGGAGGACATCATGTGGGGCGAGAGCAAGCCGCCGCAGGACCTCGAAAAAGCGCTTCTAGGCGTTGGAATCCCAAAAAGGTACTTAGACAGCACCTTCGCCAATTTCGAGGCGCAGGGTGGCTCTAAGACGGCCCTTGAGGCCTCAATGGAGTGGGCAAAGGCACCGATTGGGGAGCGGGGCCTTCTTTTTGTTGGGCCGCCAGGTACGGGAAAGACCCACCTTGCCGTGGCGTCAGTCCGAGAGAAAGTTGCCGCTGGTCTTGGTGGAGTTCGCTTTATCAATGTGCCGATCTTTTTAGATCGGATTCGCCAGTCAATGAAGTACAATGATCCAGAAGTCATGAACTTGTTTGACTTTTGTTTGACACGCGCAAGCGTCGTGGTCCTTGATGATCTTGGGAAGGAGAAGGCAACCGACTGGGCGGCAGAGCGACTCTACGTCCTTGTTGAGAGCCGATATAGTGCCTGTCTCGCGACGATCGCCACGACGAACCGCGGCCTTGACGAACTCGATGCCCTTGGATATGGGGCTCTCATCTCCCGACTACAGCAGACCTGTCGCGCCATCAAGGTGGGCGGGGATGACCAGCGTATCAGGCTTGGAAGGCTGGACGGAAGGGCTTGAGATTGTCCTTGTAGGAAGACCGCCATCATGGAACCGCGCGTATCGCGTTGCGGGCAAAATCATCTACATGACACGAGAAGCAAAAGCATGGAAGGAGATCGTGACATATGCGACACAGAAAGCGTTAGTCACAAGGCCGGACTTCCTGCCGGTAGACGGGAAGAGGATTGTCATCGACATCTGGGCGCATTTGAAAAGACCGATGGATGCTGATAATCTATTGAAGCTAACGCTAGATGCGGTAGCGGCTGGATTGGTCGTCAATGACCGATGGTTTATCCCACGAGTTTGGGAAATGGAATTTGGAGCAGCGGAAGAATATGTCCGACTGGTCCTAAGTCAGGAGAAGTGAAATGGCAAAGGAAAGGATTGAAGTAACTGGCAGGCTTGGAAGCAAGCCAGAACTTCGCAGCACCAAGACAGGAAAGAACGTTTCATCGTTTAGCGTTGCAGTGAAGAACAAGCGCGGCGGCGAAGAGACCACCAATTGGTACGACGTATCCATTTGGGAGAAGCAGGCAGAACTTGCTGTACAGCTGCTCGACAAGGGTGATCTTGTGTGCGTTGAAGGCGTTCCGTCCGTGAAGACTTTTCAGACCCGCAGCGGCGAGTCCAAGTCTTCCATTCAGATCACGGCGCGCACATTTGATCTTCTTGCCAAGGGCAAGGGTGCCGCTGGCGCAGTCAAGCAGGCCGCGCCTGAAGAAGACTTTTCCGAGGTTCCGTTCTGATGGATCTCGGAACGTTCTTTAGTTACGTGGCGGCAGTCGTTGTCGGCTCCACGCTCACGTTGGCCCTCTGGACCCTTTGGTTCAGAATCGTCAATAGATAATTGTGTTGCTTCTCCTTCGGAGACTCGTACCCAAGGGTTACACCATTGGCTCTTGGGTACGAGAACTAGTTATCCTCGCGCGCGGCTCAAGATGAAGCAGGGTCGAATGGTTATCGCCAATGTAGACGGATCGATCATTGTGACCCCCTATAACCAACTTCGTTACGATGGCTTCTCGAAATTTTTTTTGGGAAAAACTGAGGTAGCGGCTAGTCTCGCTACTACCATCATTCGCCTGCTTCCCGACCGCCGCTACAGGCAACTGATTGCCACACGGGTAGTCCCCGCTGTTCGCCCACGGTTTTGGGCGGCCTGGATGCTAGACGCATGGCACGTAAGCGAACCGATACATGAAAACTCACTAGAAAGAATCAAGAATTACACATGAACAGCAGAGCGATCTGCACCGCCACAGTAAACGGCGTGCACGTCAAACTTTATCGAGATACACTAGACGACGGAACAGCACGAGTGATCGGGTTCACCGAGCATGGACAAGAGTATGGACTATGGAGGATTGAGGGCATGGAAGAGCAAACAACGATTACGCGACCAGCAATTGAACAGCGTGAAGACGTCCTGTACGCCGATGGGTGGGAAGATTGCCTCGTAGGACACGGGACAATCTTTCACGGGTCTGACGGACAGATGATTGTTGCTATCTACGACCGCAACAAGATCCTACAGCGCTTGTTTGACGACTTTGTGTCGACCTGCGAGGCGAACAACCCAGGGGACACTCATGAGGGCTGCTTCCACATTGAGGAGGCGGACGAATACATTTCCTTCAATATCGAGGGTGGATTTATCAAGCCCGGCATGCCTGTGTTCGCCTCGTTCGAGGCACAGCCAATTGTCATCAACGAGTCGGTGCAATTTTGAAGCATTGCTCACGCTGCCAGCAGGTTTGGCCGCCAGAATGTGAGTTTTACCGCCGCGGCAAGATGCAGTGCCGCTCATGCGAGCACGGGGTAAAAAACTTTTCGCCCTCACGCATGGCTGAAGAACAAATAGCGGAATTAGAGAGATCTAGGAAACGACTAGCAGCAAGAGAGGCAGGGAAAGATGTGTGCCGGTGTGGCGATGCGTTCTGAATTTTTATGGGAATCAACATGCAGGCCTGCTCTCGCAGGGGGTGAGTAATGAACAGAGTGTTGACGTTTTTAAACAAGATATCAGGGGAACTTGCAGTGGTGCTGCTGATTGGCCTTGTGTCGACAACCACCGCCTGGACGGCAATCCAAGCGTCATTCCATAACAACGCATCGTCTGCCGCCTATGGCGACTACCAGTTGATTATGGCTGAAGCGAATAACCTGTGGATTACGGCAGAGGTGAAGTACCGAGCCGACCTGCTGACTTGGGACACCGACCTTGGCGGCTCCTATGAGTTCAGCGTCTATGCGGTGCCATGCCAGCAGGAAAACCCAGAAGGCCAACTGCCAGACTGTGCCGCATATATGGACGCCGTGTATGGACCATACAACCAGACATTCGATAGCGGAGAGGAGCCCCTTGCGCTATCTGAGCGCGAAGGCAACTACAGCAACCGCCTGCAGGTGCTCACGGGCATCTTTGCTGTTGCCCTGTTTGCCCTTGGCGTAACCTCACCCATGAAGAGCAGGAAGAACGCCTCCTACCTCGTGGCGTTTGCCGCAACCCTCTGGGTGACTGGAGTTGCGCTTATGTTAACAATCCCCGTAATTTTGCTTTAGGAGGAAATATGATTCCCGAAACCGCGTGTACTTGCGACAGTGTTGATGCGCGAATAGAACGTGAGCTTATGGAGATGAGGAATATGATTACCGAAACCGCGTGTACTTGCGGCTGTACTGGGTGCAGCGAAGGCAACTGCTGCGACCACAAGGCGTGGGCCAGCGGATTTGACGATTACCAGCGAGGCGCTGCCATGACCGCTCGTGGCGACATCTACCTCGACCCAGAACAGGGGCGCGTTGCGATTGCAGCGATGGGCCTTGCTGGGGAGTCTGGTGAGCTGATCGATCACCTCAAGAAGTGGATTGGACACGGACACGCTGTCGATCGCGACTACATCACCAAGGAGCTTGGTGATATCCTTTGGTATGTGGCTGAGATTGCCTCAGTTGCTCGGATCGACCTTTCGGAGGTTGCGGTTCAGAACGAGAAGAAGCTCCGCCTCAGATACCCGAAAGGATTTTCCGTAGATCGCAGCGTCAACAGGAGTGAGCATGAAAAAGATTCGCAAGGTTGATGATCAGCGCTACAAGTATGAACACAAAGAAATCTATGTGACGACGCCCGTAGAATCATTTTTCTACGCGTTTGTTGCATTCGCAATCATCTGGGTCGTTGCGGAGATTATTAGCTAATGATACGCAAGTGCAAAAGATGTCTAGAGTGGTGGCCGAACGACGGAGAATTCTACCACTCAAGGAAGCATCCAATGTGCATTGCATGCAATGTGGAAGTTGAAGATTTTGAAAGGCGGAGAGAATACATGCGCCAGGCTGCCAAGAAGTATCGAGATAAAATCAAGGCGAGCGCATAATGCCGCACGTCATTGCAAACATTCCAACCGTTTCGTGCTACGTCCGCAGGGAATACCTGCGAGACCTTCAGGATGGCCACGGAGAGTTCACCCCAGCCTACTGGGTGACCGTCAAGGCGCCACGGCACCGCGCGCTGTATATCGAGGCATTCCTGCCGGAATACGGGGCGTTGTATGACAAACTTCCCATTAGCGCGTACGTCCAGAACCCAGAAACGCCAACACCCGATCTTCCGCTGGGTCTCTTGCAGATGTGGGATGTCAACTCCTCAGGAATTGCCGTCATCGAGAAGACCCTGCTCAAGGGGATGCCATGCAAGTACCTTGATAAGGCAGGCGCATGGCACAAGGGCTCATACTTATTTACGGTGGACATGGTGCAGCCCGAGCCGAACGAAGTGGACACCGACTGGGCTGCCATTCCGGCAGAGCACAAGTCCTACAACTTCATTAGACTAGACAACGGGCAGTTTGCCGCTCAGCCGAACAACCGTGTCATCTGGATGGATGAGGCGACGGTGTTTAAGAATCCGAAGATGCCGGACTTCAAGGTCAGCACGCAACTGTTCTCTGCAGAGGGCGAACGGTGGGCCGCTCTCGGCGATGAAGATTCGTGGAACTACTCAAAGAAGGAGAAGGTTGTCAATGGGTAAGAAGGCAAAACAAATGCGCAATCAGGCAAAACAGAACTTGCCGTCGATTTATTCCGGCGGACCGATCGCCCACGAGATGCACCCAGGAAACACAATGGGGTTGCTGGAGCTTCAGCGGGATTGCATGCACAACGGCATTCAGTTCAAGTGGAAGATGGTGCACGGATCATCGATCCTCACCGATGCAAGGAATGTCTTGTTGCACTCATTCCTTGAGAGCGGCTACTCGCACCTTTTCATGGTTGACTCGGATATCGAGTTTTCGGGAAAGGATGTCCTTCGGGCGGTTGCATCTGGCGAGTCGATCGTGGCCCTTCCGTGCGCTAAGAGGATTGCGAATTTCGAACTAGCGGTTGAGGTGCTGCGCAAGTATCCTGAAATTCCAGCAAAAAATTTGCCAGCATACATCGGCGGAATGAACTTCCTTCCTATTGACGAAGAGCGCCCTGACGGAAGAATGCTTCTCAAGTCGCAGCGAGCAGGAACCGGCGCGATGATTATTCGTCGAGAGGCACTGCTGGACTTCCAGGAAAAGTATCCAGACCGCTGGTATCAGAACACCCTAACAAATCAGCGTCTCACCGAATTCTTCCGCTTTATGGTGCATCCAGAAACCAAGGAGCACTGGGGCGAAGACTTTGGATTCTGCATGGACATGCGCGCAATTGGGTACGACATCAACGTGCTTGTGGACGCACGAACGGTTCACCACGGTGGGTTTGGGTACGAAACAGATTTCGCAAAGCTTGCGTCAAACTATATGAAGGAGACAGACAATGAGCAGGATTGAACGACTCGCGGCGCAGCTCCCAGAAGGAGAGGTGCTTTCGATCATGGAGTATTTGCACGAGACAAAGGAATGGGCCGTATGCACTAGTGCGTGGGACCCAAAGGCAGAGAATGTCAATACAGCACTTGACTACCTTCGCGGCACCGAGTCGCCGAAGGGAAACTGGATCGTTAAGCGTCGCGCTGTCGGCGAGACCCCAGAGATTGCAGTCCAGAAACTTGTATCCGGAGAAGAGAATGTCTAAGTGGGTTGACTTTGCAATGCTCTCCTTTGAGGAGGCAGACGCAGCCGTTTCTGGATTCGGATTCACCATTCACGGCGTTCACCGCGCAATGGTCGACAACGACTGGATGGCAGTCGCGCACAGCCGAAAAGGGGCGGTCGTATCGGCACGAGGAAGAAATCCTCACGAGGCGGTCTGTAGGCTCGCGTGGGAGCTCACGATACGCCAGGCGAATCAACAAGGCTCTACGGGCCGCAAATAGGCATTTCCGGGGCTTCTGGAAGGCCCTCCGCAAGCGATTATAGAACCGCCAACCCCTCGTCTGTAAAAAAATCCGCCGCGTCCCTAGTCGCACGGTGGGGGAGGGGGGTCGAGGACGCATTCTGGGGGTTGGGAGCATCCTCCGGATGCTACACGCCCCCAAAGAAAGCACGATCAAGACCATAGGCGATGATGGGGTCAGCGGTGGCGTTGCCGCCGCGGTGGTAGTTAGGAGGTACGCACAATGTACGCAATGCTCTTGCTTCTTTCGCCGATGGCGGCGGCGGCTCTTTCTTTCGTTCTCCGCGGTGATGCGGTGCTCTCGGTTCTCTTCGGTTTCGCGGCTCTCGGCGTTGTATCGTTCGCGGGTTTCGTTTACGAGTTCGGTGATCTCGCAATGGAGCACCGCTACGCGAAGAACCCACGCGAGGCAGACGGCGAGGTGGTCGCGTTCGGTCTGGTGTGCGCGGTGTCTGGAATCGCTGGCACGGCGATCTCGTGGCTCCTGGGTGCGGGCGATGCGATGTCGCTCCTTCTGGGTGTGGCGAGCGTGGGCGCGGCGTGGCTCGCAATCTTCGCGGTGGTCGTTGCCGATGAGAAGATGCGCCGCCGCTACGGCAAGCGATAGCACACACACGAAACGCAACCGCCCCCGTCCTCCGCGAGCGCGCGGAGGGCGGGGGCTTCTTTGTACCTATGTGACTTCGGTGGCGGTCGCGCCCCCTGGGGCTGCTGTTCTATATGTAACTCACAGTATGAATATAAATAACAAATAACATAATAAGTTCGATGGACTCGCCTCCGGCGAGTACAGACCGAGTATGAAAACGCTATTGTATGAGTGCGCGATGATGAGGGCGAGCCACCGAAGGCTCGGAAGGGAGACAATGGTATGACTTGGCATCGACCTGATGAAGGCTGCGACGTCACCGTACGCGGTGATGCTGATGACGTCATCACGATCACTTGCGTGAATACGGAAGGCGTGATGAGTCCGAAGCCGCACCGCTATCACGTCACGCTAAGCGCGAATGCGAACGCGCTGATGGTGATGGAAGCGGATGGCTACGGCGGCATCCACTACTTCAGTGACGCTGAAGCGAAGCGGGTGCTGATGGAAGACGAAGTCTGGTACGAACTACCAGCATTCTTCCGCAATAGAATCGTCTGGCAATAGCGTGATGGTGATGCGCGGCGAATGCGACGCCGCGCATCACTTCACTGAAGGGAGAATCACAATGGTGAAGCACGTGAACCCGATCGAATGGAAGTTCGTGTATGAGCATCGCTCGACGCTGACGGAGCGCGAGAATCGCACTAGGATGGAAGCAGAATCCGATCGTGTATCGGATAGGATCGTGAAGGCTATCGAAGCGATTCGGAAGGATCGTCCATCGTCGTGGATCGACGAACTCGATACCCGCGCATTCTTCATTCTGAAGGACGCGCTCGATCCGATCGGATACGAAGTGTTGCGTCAGGATGAGGACGGCGCGTGGATCGTACGCGAACGATGGAATACTGGAACGGACTGGAACGCACGACTGGTCATCGTCTGATCGGCCTCCCCCCGTTCACCGCAGGCGCGGTGGGCGGGGGGAAGTTCTTTCGCAACCCCCCGGGTGCTGCTGTTCTATCTCTAACTGGCTGACTATAAGTAAATAACATAACAACATAAGTTCGACAGGCTCGCCTCCGGCGAGTACGACGCCGCTAAAAGAACGCGAATCAACATCTAGGAGATGATGGAGCAGCCGCGGACGCGCGGTGTGATGAATGCGACATCACAATGGTCTAGCAGAAAGGTGGCTTGGAATGATCAAGACAATCGGCGAAGCGATCGAAGCGCTTCGCAAGGTGGTAGCAGAAGCGCAAGACATCTTCGCGGAAACGGAGAATCTTGTCGCGAAAGCAGAAGCGATTCTTTCGCTCGCAACGATCACGGGAAGCGCTGGTGATGCGATCAAGGCAAGCGAGAATGTTGGCGCTAGTAGAATGGCGTACCTTCGCGCTCGTCTCGAATTGGAGAAGCAGCGATTCTACCTTTCGCAATTGGAGAAGGTAGCAGCCGAGAAGGGTAACGACTGGGAAGGCAACAAGGGAATCCAAATCCAGTCGATTCAGTAAGGACTTCCCCCTCACCGCGGACGCGCGGTGAGGGGGATGGTTCTGTCGCGGCCCCCCGTGCTGCTGTTAGATGTGTAACCCACAAGAGATATATAAGTAACAATATATAAGTAATAAGTTCGATAGACACGCCTCCGGCGCGTACTAGCTGAGAAGAAATACCGCGCCGTATCAATAGGGGATGATGTGCCTAGCCCCGATAGCAAGGGCGCTGCAGCAATAGGGGGATACGCAAATGGGCAAGCGGATCAACCGCAAGCAAGCGATAGACCGCATCAAGGAGCGTCTACCGTTTGTTTCGCACACGGGAAATTTCCGCGGCGAATTGATCGGTACGCAATACATGGTGTATTCGTACCGCGTATGCATCGCGGATTTTACCAATGGCGCGTGGAGCATTGACCCCACGCGATGGAGCGCGACAACATCGCGCCATCAAGGCATCGTGCGCCGCGCGATCGCCTAACGGATCGGCCCGCGTATAAAGGCGGGCGAGGCAAGGGAGCAGGGGGACGAGAGAGCCCCCTGCTCGCTCCTTTATTTTTTTCTCTTTTTTTATCCAGAGCCAAGGTGGCGGTCACACTCTCTTGTGGAATATAAGTAACTAAATATAAGTAATAAGTTCCACGGCCTCGCCTCCGGCGAGTACGACACCAGAAAAAGAATCTCTCCGTATGACTCGGCGATGATGGTGTCAGCGGCGCTGCTGTGGCGTCGCATCAGTACGGGAGGGAACGGTATGGAATCGCTATTGGCACTGATCGCCACGCTAGGCGGCGTGACGGTACGCGCGCGCGGAATGCGCGCAGTGAATCCTGCACGCGGGTACGCAGTAGGGTCGACTGATCGCACTGCGATCCTGCTGCCGCTCGACACCACGGAACGCGCACTACGCACTGCACTATTGGAATGCGCAGTGCAGTACGGTACGCGTCACGCAGGCGCGTGGGTCGAGGATGGGATGATTCACGTTGACCCCACCACGATCATCAGCAGCAGGCGCGCTGCGCTAGGCACTGCGAAGGCGAATCGTCAGCGTGCGATCTACGGATTCAAGGAACGCGAAACGATCTACGTCTAGCAGGCATCCCCCCAGCCGCAAGGTCCCGCGGCTGGGGGGATTGCTCTATCGCGGCCCCCTCCATCCTGCTGTTAGATGTGTAATCTCCATGTGCAATATAAGTAACATAATTCATATCACGTTCGATGGGCCCGCCTCCGGCGGACACAGGTCGAGAAAAAGAATCTCGATGTACATCCGTGCGATGCTGGTGGTACCGCCGACGGGTGGGGCGAGCAATGCGAGCTCGCAATTGGTTAGTGAACAGGAGGTTCAACATGCCAAAGGAGTTGAGGTCATTCATGATCCTCGTCTCAAAGGTCGTTGAGGGCGAGATCGCCGTCATCGCAGAGACCGAGGAGAAGGCACGCGAGATCGCAATGGATCTTGCGTCGAATCACCCAGACACTTACCTCGACAACGATACGGATGTCGTTGTCGACTCAGTCCGCAGCGCCAGCGATCACGATCTCGAGTATCTGATCTTCAACGGCGCCAACGGATCTGAGTGGGACGCAAAGAGGCTGATCAAGATGTCCTTCGAGAAGTAGTACCGAGAACCCCAGTCGGCAGCGGACGCGCTGCTGGCTGGGGTTTCTTTTTGCCCTGCACAAAGCTCTACCTCGGCCCCCTGGGGCCTGTAGTTCTATATCTAACACACAATATGAATATAAATAAGAGCAATAAGTTCCATGGCCACGCCTCCGGCGTGTACGACCTCGGCCTAAAAATCTCAATCAACAGAAACGCGATGATGGGGTCAGCGGACGCGGTGCGGCATGAGCCGTTGCGACACCGAAGTGCGCGGTAGCAAAAAGGAGGACAGAGATGTCCGAGAAGGAACGCTCGCAACAGCGCGCAAACCTCTTCGCTGAAGTCGTCAGTGAAGTCGTGAATCCAGTCGTGGCTCAAGAGGAGCGCACGCACGAATGGGAGTTCATCGCCAGAGACGCTGACGATGACTACGATGATGTTGCGTGGTCGTTGCACAATGGTTCACGAGAAATCATTGAGCAGTACGCAGCAACAAAGAGCACTGGCGCGGATGCGATGTACGTCCTTGAGAAGCCTCACAAGTTTCTTGATGGCGTTGCGGAGTTCATTGAGAACATGGACGTCGCAACTTCAGAGAAGGAGTACATGACTCGCAAGTTTGGTTATTGGCATTGTATGGAGTGCGACGCTGAAGCGTACTCTATTGAGAGCGGCGACGAGGAACCCTGCGAGTAGGAATCTCGTCGCAGTTCAATCAAACGAGGTGCGAGCGAATGCGACGCTCGCACCTCACCATCAGTGAAGGAGAGAATCATGTTCAAGTCAGACGGAAAGAAGATCAAACTCAACGCGTTCGGAACGGATTACACGGCGGAGATTCTTGTTGATCAGTATCACAACGGCAACACTGCCGTTGTGTTGTACACAGAGCACGAGCCACTGTGCTCTCTCTCTGTGAACACTGAGAAGATTCTTCCAACGGGTCACTTCTACTTGAAGGAGTGGTCAGAGAATCTTGAGATCGCTCACAATCAGAGCGTTCAGGAGATCATCAAGGAGTGTGGTCAGCATGAGGACTACGCTTCTGGATACGTCGTGGCACGCTGCTTCACGATCTCCTAAAGTCTAGCCCCCCTTCCACCCAGCGCGGTGGGAGGGGGGTTAGTTATACCGCGGCACCCTGTGCTGCTGTTAGATCTCTAACCCCCTCACAATGTAAATAAATAAATAAGAGGAATAAGTTCCACGGGCGCGCCTCCGGCGCGTACGGCCCGAGAAAAAAAATCTCACGGAGTAGAAGCCTGATGATGGGTGCAGCGGCGGCACTACGGCGAAGGAGCCGATGTGATGGTGAAGCGTCGCAGGTAGCATTGGAGGTTCACGATGAGTGCAATGAAGCGCATTGCAATCGCATTGGAGCGTGGTGCTCAACTCACCACGCACGATTGGAAGTTTGTTGAGAATCGCAGCAACTCGCTGCAAGCGCGTGTCGCATACGCGCAACTTCTCAACGAGTATGTTGTCGAGTTTGCGCGAACGCTCGACACCGCCGACCACGCGGTCGACGCAATCGAATCGCCGCACGATTACGCGGGAGAGATTGCCGCGTGGTTGTCGGAGAATCGCGACGAGCACGACGAGGAGATTGCTGCTCTCGGTCGATGGGAGTGCGCGGATTGCGACGCGGTTGCAACGCGTATGGACATCTACATCGACGAAGCAGAAACCTGCATCGTTGAGTGAAGCAAAGGAGTGTGGAAGCGCGCGGCGCTTCCACACTCCACAAGTTTGGAGGACAGCACAATGAGCAAGAAAGCAAAGCAAACAAAGCGCACAGCAACGGAGTCGATCGGCGTGATCAACAAGTTGCTTGCACGCAGCATTGAGCAGCGCGCGCTTGCTGCCGATGTTGTCGAGTTTGAGCGCGCAACACTCGTGGAACTTGCGATCGAGTCGAAGCCAAACAAGAAGTTGGTTGCGAAGTCGGAAGCGGCACTCGCAACGGCAACGGCAACGCTCGCATACTTCGAGGAGAACACGCGCACGCTGCAAGCGAAACTTGCAAGCGCGATGAAGTCGGTTGCGAAAGCAACAGCGAAGCAGCGCGACGCTGCTAACGCGTAATCACAGCGGGGTGCGGGCGCGCGGCGCTCGCACCTCGCAACAGCATTGGAGGTTCACGATGTTTGACGATGACGGAAATCTTTCTTGTGAGTGGTGCCACGCAACAGAATCGGAAACAGAGATCAAAAAGGAGTGGGACGATCACGAGGGAAACAGCGTCACGATTTATGGAAGCAATCGAAACGCGCTTGCTCTTTGTCGTCAATGCTTCTACGAGTCGCAACTCGACGAAGCAATCAGCGATCTCAAAGAGGTTTATCGCAAACTCGCGGAAGGTTGATCAAACAAATGCGGGGTGCGGGCGCGCGGCGCTCGCACCTCGCGCAAGCATTTGGAGGTTCACGATGTTTGAGTGTGAAGCACACGGACAATGCGCGATGACGGACAAAGGAGAGTGCCAAGAGTGCTGCATCGACGAGCAGCGATGTGAGGAGTGCGGAATCGAGGAAGGCACTCCGCACGCAGCGAAAGTTTCTTTCCGCGACACGATCGAGCAAATGCTTTGCGACGATTGCGTCGAGTGTGAGGATTGCGGAACAAGCGCTTTGTCGAGCGTTGAGCCGAACAGCGACTTCGACGCGATTCTTTGCGAGGAGTGCGTCGAGGAGCGCGAAGCAGAGTGGCAGCGCGACGAGGAGGAGCGCAAGGAGCGCAACCTCGATTACGCGTCGAAGCGCGAGGACGAAACCGATCCGTTGACGCAGCACGAGGACGGCTGGCGCTAACGGAGTCCTCCCCCCGTTCACCGCAAGCGCGGTGGGCGGGGGGAGGCTCTAACGCAGCCCCCTGGGTGCTGCTGTTAGATGTCTAACACACAAGCGATAAGTAAATAACATAAATAATATAAACGGGGAATAATATAAGTTCCAACATTACGGGCCGCGGCCCGTAATGCCCCCACAAATGTTATGCCCCCGCAAGTCCCAGACCTGCGGGGGCTAGTTAGTTAGCGGCGGTCCCAGAGGTACTGCGAGCCGTCCCAATCATCCTCGTACATCATCGCGTCCTTGTCGCCAAGCAGCGCAGCAGCCTCGGCGCGAAGTTCATCGCGGAACTCCTTACCGCAATAGTCGTGGTACCAGACTCCGCTGAACTCGTCCGTCCACTTGCCATCCTCGCTCGTGATTGTTTCGCTGCACCAATCGCACCTGAACATTTCTGCCTCCTTATTGCTACCACCCCAAGCGGGGTACCCCCATCATAGAGTCGCCATTTCCAATCCGTCAAGCCCCTAGTTTCGGGAGAGTCTCGTGCGCCGCGGCGCACGAGAGCCGAACAAAAGAAAACGCCAGCGGGGGTAGCATCCCGCTGGCGTGTTGCTAACGATTGTGCGCGCTATCCGCGATAGTAGTCCATCTTGTCAATGAACTCATCATCAACATTGACCGAGTTGTATGAAACCGAGAATCCCTTCTTCTCCATCGCCGCGATGAAGAGAGGCGCATCGCAATCTTCTTCTAGGTAGACGCTACCATTGCGCTCATACGAGCAGTTGCTCACCTTGTCCGCGATACCAAGCGTGCGAAGCATTGCCTTCTCCGCTACGAGGTATCCGTGCCCTGGCGTGGATACGAACCGCGTCACATAGGTTGCTTGGATACCGAAGTCCCCTCCAAACATTATTGCCTCCTTATTGCTACCCTCACGGCAACTGCCGCAAGGCAATACTACGCGAACTCCCGCTTGCTTGTCAAGCGTTCTATTCCACCCTGCCGCGGCAGGGTGGAGCCGACCCTAATACCTGCCGCTTTCGTTTACGCTTCCGCGTTCGCCGTCTGCTCCTGCTCGTTGCGAATCGCTTCGTCCGTGTGATGGCTCGCGATTTCCGTCCAGTTCACCGACGAGAGGCAACCGCCCACGAAGTCCGCAACTAGTCCCGCGGGCTGCTCGCCGATGAACTCCTCAACCTGCTCGCGAATCCATCGCCCCATCTCATAGGCGGAGAAGTTTGGGTCGCTGTCGTTCGTTTCTGCAAAGTAGCGCGCCTGCTCACCAACCTCAAAGAGGTCAAGCAGCCCCTCCTCAATCCAAAGATTGGTGACCCAAGTTTCCCAGTTCGTCCAGCCATTGTAGCCTTCGCTCATTTTTGCCTCCTTGCTACCTAGCGGGAAGTCCCCGCCACTGAATACTAAGCGAACTCCTAGCCGCTCGTCAAGTGTTCTATTCCAACCTGCCGCGGCAGGTTGGAGCTCCACAAAGAAACAACGGCGGGGATTTCTCCCCGCCGTTGTCGTTCCCGATTTTGTGCGCGCTACTTGATTGGGTAGTTGCCCAGTTCTAGCAGCGTCTTGATTTCCGCAGCCTGTTCATCGGTGAGGGCGAGAGTCTTGCCGTCCTCGTCCTCTGCGGTGAGTACGCAGTTGCCATAGATGTTGTCCGCGTACCCTCCCAGGATTTCGTTGCGGAGTGATGTCGCCGCATGATTGCGGAGGACTGGCTCGTTGTAGAGACCTTCCTCGTCGCACCAGAGCACGACGCTAGTTGCGCCATACTTGCCAGAAACCGCAACCTCCGTCATGTCCCACTCGCCTACTCGGTAGAGTTCGGTGAGCGTGTTGCCGTCATCGTTGAAGTCCACGACCTCAACCCAGTTGAACAGCGCGGGCGTTGAAGCACCAACTTCAAGCGCACCGACTCCGAACTTGATTGCCTTACCCATTTTCCGCCTCCTTGCTACTCATCGGGAAGCCCCGACACCAGAATCTTACGCGATAAGTTCCAGACCTGTCAAGGGTTCAAATCCAAGTCGCCGCGGCGACTTGGAGCCGAACAAAATGATGAGGGTCTGACTGGCACCACACCAACCAGACCCTCATCGGCATTTCGCTGCCTTTGACGCTTATCCTCTTGCGAGGAGAGGCTTCACCTCTCGGCTACCTCTTGCGAACGGCATAGGTGTCGGTTAGGCACCCCCACCGCTCGTCCTTATCGTCTCGGGTAGTTCGTCTACAACTACCAACCAGCCGCAGCCCCATAAGCCCGCCACCTTCACAGCGGCACCAGAGCGGCTCGTGAGGTGATTCTAAACGAACATCTTCCAGCCGTCAAGAGTTCTAATCACACGGGCCGCGGCCCGTGTGAGGTGAACAAAAAAGGCGAGGTTTCCCTCGCCTTTCTTGACCAGACCCCCCGATTACTTGACTTCGTAGACCTCGCCGCCAAAGCGAACCGCCGTGATTGCGTCAAGCGCAACCGAACGATACGCCTTCTTGGTGATGTCGTAGACGAAGATGAGGTCTTTCGCCGCCGCGTCATACGCAGCCTCACCGCCTTTGAGATGCTTCTTGACTCCGAGTCGCGCCGTCATCTTGCGAACCTCGCCCGTCGTGCGCTTCACGAAGTCCACGCCGAAGATTGCGCCGTTGCTGTTGCGAATCATTTCGGCTGCCTCTGCCAACTTGATTGCCTTGCTCATTTCTGCCTCCTTGCTACTCTGCCCCAATCGGGGTACTCCGATTCTAAGCGAACACCTAGCCAGCCGTCAAGGGTTCTATTCCAAGTGGCCGCCGCCACTTGGAGCCGAACAAAAATGCCGCCCGAAGGCGGCATCTTTGCTTTCTGGACTACTCGGCTTGGTGGAGCGCGATGATCTGAGCCATCTCGCGCTCGGCTGCCCACTCCTCTGAGAAGGCAACGAAGTCAATGAATCCATCGTTGCGCCAATGGACGACGATGTTGCCGAACCTGTCGTAAGTCCCATCAAGTTCAGTTGAGATCATCTCATCTGGCTGAGCGAAACCTTCCAACATATCGCCGTAGATTTCAGCGAACTTTAGATCGTATCCGTCAAGACGAGGAGCGACCTTTGGATCAACGAACCAATCGCCCCTGCAACTGCCCTGTGAGCATTGAAACTTTGTGAAGTCGCCCTTTGTGAGTGAGACTGCCAGAGCCTTGAACATTTGAGCCTCCTCTGCTACCGCCCCAAGTGGGGTGAACCCATTGTAATCAAACTTCTCGCAAGGTGTCAAGAGGTTCTAGTGGAACAGGCCGCCGCCTGTTCCACCTGAACAAAATACAAGACCCTCGGAGCCGTCGCCCCGAGGGTCTTGCTTCGGATTTGTTGTCTAGGGACTAATCACTTTCCCTAGACTCCTTTTCCTTCCGCTCCGCCGATCCATTGGCACCTAGCGGTCATCGTCCTTTGCGTCTCTATACCCGCATTTTTTGGCTGCGGCATCTGCTCGCTCGTCCAGAGTCTCACCTAGTCGGTGTCGCTTCATCTAGAATCGCTTCCGACAAGTGGATTCTCCCACACCCGAAACAGACCTGTCAAGCCCCTATTTCAGTTCCATTCCAATCACCCGCCGGTGATTGGAGCCGAACTATTTATTTAGTTTGCTGGTGCTTCTGAGGAAGCGATTGCGTCGCTCAACGAGTAGAAGACAGGGTGTTCGTATCCGTTGCCTAGTTCTGATTTGTGAATCAACTCAAACCACGAGTTATTTATCCACTCAAATCGCTCAATGTCTTTCTCCGCCTCTGCGAGTTTCTCGTCGGAGTCTATGCCGACATCTTCCAAGTCCCTCGTCGTGCGAAGATGGACAAACTGCCCATCATCTCGCTTGTACCTAATGTTCATCTCGCCACACCTGAACACCAGATAGTCGCCGAGGTCTTTGATCGCCTCGTCGTCTTCGTGATAGGTGTAGAAGGCTGCGTCTTCCCTGCTCATACACAACCCAGAACGGAGAATCCGTCTGCCGCGATTCCTTCCAGAATCGGTTCGGCATAGCGTGGCTCAACGACAAGAGCCTGACCCCAATAGGTCGCCTCCGAGTCCACCCTATCGCGCAGCCACGAGCGAGCCTCTGCTGTGAGTGGGGTGATGAGGGTAATCGTTCCCTCGCTTACGAACGAGAAGTCCGCGAAGTCGGACTTATCTCCCTTTCCCATTTCTTGCCTCCTCTTTCTGCGGCACTACTTCGCCGCAAGACAAGGGTACAACAGCGACCACTAGGTCGTCAAGAGGTTCTAGTCAAACGGGCCGCGGCCCGTTTGAGGCGAACAAAAAAGAGGGATCAAGTTGGCTGCGATCAACTTGATCCCTCTGTTGGGGCGTAGGGGAGGCTCTATCCTACGCCGTAGTCATAGTGCCGCGGCTTGTGGCTTGCGGCAGTCGTATCCTAGCAGGCAACTGAACGGCTCGTGATCAACGGGATCAATCGCCCACTCAAGGCAAGTCCCACAAGATTCACCGCACCAGTTTACTTCGTCCCAGTCAAAGACAGGGTGAAGATTATTGCCCTCGTTATCCTTCGTGTCTTCGCTGTCAAGCGTATCGCCGAAGCGTGCCTTCGCGCAGGCTAGGCAATGAACGGAAGCGTCAAACTGCCAAGCGATCGGTGTTGACATACATTCCTCCTTATTCGCAGCGTCGGTACTTCCGACAATCGGATTGTCCCATACCTCGGGCTGTCCGTCAAATGTTCCAGCCCAAGCACCCGCGGGTGCTTGGGGGCGAACTATTTATTGCTCAATACACGCCAGTCCCGCCGCAGCCGCACGCTCCGTCTTGGCACATCACGCCCTCGTCAAGCAACATTGCGCAGCCGTACTTATCTGATCGGTGCTCCTCGCACTTCACGCAGTATCGGGAGGGCAGCCCAGAGGAGTTGTTGTCCGCCCAATACGCAAACGGCTCCTCACAGAAATCACAGGATACTACTCCCTGCGGTTCGCCGACTGGAATCTCAAAGTGGTCGCTCATTACAGCGCACCATAGCAGTCATCGCAGAGATTACGAACTTCATCATAGGCGTATTCTGCGCCGTTCCAGCCATAGGAGAACTTTCGCCCCTTGCCCTCAAATGGGCAACGCTTATCAAGTCGCAGCACTTCCTCGCCCTCGCACTCCTGAACGAGCGGGTGGTCGTGCGTTTCACACTCGCATTGGTCGTAGTAGCAATCTCCGTTGCCACACATCGTCATTGAGCCTTGTAGGTACGCCATTGTTGCCTCCTTGCTCGCAGCACCCCAAGCGGGGTAGCCCTATTGTAAATCCACTTGCTTCTATCCGTCAAGAGGTTCTATCCCAGATGGCCGCGGCCATCTGGGGGAGAACTATTTATTTACTTCCAGTCGCTTGGGATTTCACGCCAAGTCAATCCCCCGTTATCGCAGTCTGCCGAGTAGATGTCGCACTCTTGACACCACACCACATAGCAGTCCTCTAAATGCTTGTCGCAGTCAGACCAAAGCCAATGCTCTTCCCGCCTATCCATCGGGCAGTCGCAGGGCTTTCGTTTAGATGTGGGGAATAGGCGGCTCACAATACCTCACACCCTTTCAGGTCAGCGCACTTCTCCAAGAACGCCTGCCACTCTCGGATAAGACCAACCCACGAAGTCGCCTCCTCGCTTGGGAACGCCTTCGTGTGGTCGTCCATAAACGGATTGTTTGCGATTATGGCAATCATTTCGTTTTTGATTTGCTCATCGCTCATAGACGCGATTTTCTCGGAGAGTGCGCGGCACTCATAGTCCTTGATGACCTCGCCGCTATTATCAAGTAGATTCTCGTTCACCTCGTCAAAGCCAATCGCATCGTGGAACTCACGCAACATCGGCATACCCCAGATGTTCAGACGGAAGTAGAGCGTATCGGGAGCCTTCTCGTCATACGAGCCGTCCTCGTTTACCCACATTGAGCGGTGCTTCTTTGCGTGTTCAGCCGCAGCCTTTCGGTCTGGTAGCAGCGAGTAGATGTCGTATCCCATTTCCAGCCTCCTTTATTACAAACCCCAAGCGGGGCAACACCATTGTAAGCAGATTTGCCGTCAGCCGTCAAGGGGTTCTAACCCAAATGGCCGCGGCCATTTGGGGCTGAACAAAAAACAAGCCCCCCGAAGGGGGCTTGTTTTTCTTGGGCTACTTTCTTACTTCGCTAACGATTGCGTATGTAAACGAAGCGAGCAGAAGAAGAAAGCCCCAAAACAACTCAATCATCGGGAAAGCGCGAGGACTGCCTCGCGCTTTGTCTTCGCTGCGAAACCTGTGTCTAGCATTACGCTAGAAGCACGAGCGTCCGAAGCAGAAGAGCGTACCCCGCCGCGATACGAAACGCCATAGTCCAGATACTCGGCGATGGCGTTGTATACGCCCCACTTCGTATCGCGCAAACCTTCTAGATTCTCCGCGTTATTGAGAATCGCGATTGTTGCCTTCGCTCGCTCCGACATTACTTCCTTCCCACGCTTCTCCGACTCCGACAGCGGGAAGATTCTCGTGATGACGCGGAATGCCTCATCGCGATCCATCTTCTCCGCGATCATACGCGAGCCGATGACCGAAAACTCCTCAACCGCGCTTGCGGCAAGTCCGAGTGCGCGCTTCGCCTCTGCGACTTTCTCCTCAATCTTCGCGGTGTGGCGAAGTGTGAACGACATCTTCGCGCTGCCCAACGCTGCGTTGAGCGTGTTCATACAAACAACGCGGATTGGCGTAATCATCGCTTTGAGTGGGAACAAGCCGTTGTGCCCATTGGCAATCACAAGGTAGGTGTTGGTATCACCATTGTCGCCCTTGATCTTGATCCTCTCTGGAATCTCCAACGCGGAGAAGACGATCTGCCCACCTTTGAGTGAACCCGCCGACTCGTAGCGTGCGCCCTCGTCAAGCAACGCGTCCGCGAACGACATCATCTCGTCGTTCTGGATTGGCGTGTAGCGATCACCGACAACGCCCAAGACCGAGCCATCGGTGCTGCGAACATTTGCGCGCTTGCCGTTGATCGCGATTTGCTTGCCGTCAAGCGTCGTGAAGATCGGCTGCTGCTTTACTGCCCAATCAAGACCAGCCGCAACGATCATCTCCGCGCTCGTTGTGAGTCCATTATTGGCAACGCCGAGTTTGTGCCACGGCGCGCCCCTTTCCGCGTTGTATGCCATCGTTTCTACTTCGTGTGCCATTTGCGTCCTCCTTTTTTCTCAACGGCAACTGCCGCTAGATGGATTGTCGCATACTTCCCGAGATTGCGTCAAGTTCTAGTCCAAAGGGCCGCGGCCCTTTGGAGCCGAACTATTATCTTTATGCGTGTCGGTGCGCTTCTACAAAGTCGCAGTTCGGGATAAAGCACCAGCCTTCATCTCGCGCTTCCGCGTCCGACATAAATGGCGGGTGAAACTCACACTCGCAGGGAGCGCAGTCCAAGCAGTAAACCAGATAACCCTCTGGCACACCGCTCTCATACTGATCAAAGTCAAGAACATCAAAGCGCGTGTTTGGCTCGCCGTTCCACGCACCGATGACTTTCTCATCGGGGTAAACAAGCGGAGCCGAGCAGCGAGTACACGCGTGAAGTTCACCGCTCATCGGTAATCTCCTCCGCGCTCCAAACAATAATCTCTGGCGTAGTGTCCCAAGGTGCTGGCTCCTCTGCCAACTCAAACGCCTTGCCCTCTGCCTCGCCCTGATCCAAGGCTTCCACCTCAAACTCGCGATAGCCAGTGTGTTGTAGAACAACGATCCACTTACTCATTGTCGCCCTCCCACTCTGCGCCCTGCTCAATCAAGGAGAAGAATCCATCGTTCGGATTCTTGTCTGGGTGTACGCTCGCAACCGCCTGAACGAATCGCAGCGAGCAAGAGTTCTCGTACCACTCCATAATCGTACTCAACATTTCGTTAGGGTTGGAATCTTTTGCCTCAATGAGCGTCGTGTAGCCATACTCCTTCATCTGCTCCACCTGCGCGTCGTCAAGCAGAACATAGATTTTGTGGCAATCGTCAAAGCCGATACCCTTTGCGATTTCCACCATCTCCTCAACCTTGTCCCAACTTACTGCCATTTCAGCCTCCTCACTACAACGGCAAGTGCCGTCTAGTGGATTGTCGCATACCCAAAGCCCAGCCGTCAAGCGTTCTACCCCAAGGAGCCGCCGCTCCTTGGGCAAGAACAAAAACAAACGAGCCGCCCGAAGGCGGCCCGCTTGATTACTTGATCTCGAAGATCAGACTGGCTGATTCTCTGGCAGCGCAGCCTCTTCCTTCGTAATCTTTCCCGCTCGGATTGCGTCGCGCAGTTCGATGCTCTCTTTGTGTGTGATCGCATCGAGATCAGGGTTGTGCTTCTCTGCGTATTTCAGTTCTTTCAGACCCTCATGCTCCATGCGCTCCATAACGCGCTTGCGCCAAGCACCAGCGGTTTCGTATGAGGCGTTGGTTTCCAGTCCGATGTGCTGCTCCAAGTCTGCTCTGGTAATCATGCGCGGTTCCCACTTGATGTTTCCGTCGTCTTCATACCCAGAAAACACAACACTCTTGTCGATCCATGCGACCGAGTAAGCGAGCGCCATGCGCTTCTCCCACTCGTCAAGATTCTCTGGCGTGATCTCGTTGAGCCCAATGCTCATCGTGTGCCAGATAATCGAGTTGGTGATCGGATGAAGGTACTCCTCACCGCGAGTCGTGCCGTCATGGGCGCTGCTCCTTGTTGCCGTTCGGTAGCAAACATCGTCCGCGTTCTTTACATTTTTTACTGACCAGTTGAGCGGCATACAGCCTCCTTACTTCTTCTTGGTGGCGCGCTTTGCGCCAGACTCACGAATCGCACGCTCCAATCGCTCGGTGCGCTTATCAGCGTGATGGCTGCTGATGACGAAGAACGCCCAGATCGTTGCTGGCAGCCAGCCGATCAGCGTGAGTTGGAGAACAAGCGCGATGATTGCCTGAACCCATTTGCCAGCAGCCAGAAACCCAAACGCTGGAAAGAGCAACGCCAATAGGTACTTCATTTTCTACCTCCTTACTTTCTATCGGGAATCCCCGACCACTTGATTTTCTCACGGGTCATAGCGACCTGTCAAATGGTCTACCCCAGACACCGGCGGGTGTCTGGGCGCGAACAATAATAAATAAGCCCCGCCATTTCTGGCGAGGCTTATTCACACTCGGGCTAACGCTGTGATTTCATCAGCCCTGTATCTAATCAGCCCCCGACAACGCCGCCGAAGTGTTTATCACAGAACTTCTCAAACTCGTTCATTGGTACGGCATCATAATCACGCTCGCCGTACTCAATCTCGTCGTCCTCGCCCTTGTGCCACGCTTCGTCTGGCAAATCATCTGCGTTGTAATCACTTACGCTTACAACCTCTCCGTTCTCGTACACAATCTCACCTGCGAAACCCATACCGCCTTCGCAGTATCGGTGAGCGATTGCGAGCGTTGGAAACTGCTTGGCGAGCGCGGCAATCACAGGCTCCGCAGGAGCCCAAGCCGTATCAAAGTTGTACGAAACGATTCCGTCAATCTTGCTATCGTCATCGCCGCGGTCGCTCCATACTTCACCGCAGTTCCACTTGGAGCCCCAGTTAGAAACATTCCAGTTGTACCACCAGTCTGGGTGCGATGAGTTCTGCTTGACCTTGTGAATCGGACAGATTGGCGTACCGCCAAACATCAGGGCGGTATCATCTTGGATTGTGCCGTTGCTTGATTCTTCCTTCACAACTGGAATACCATCAACGCACCACTCGCCCTGCTTTCGCATTACATCTTTGCCGTCGTTATCGGTGTACGAAACGATTTCTGGTAGGTCATCTCGCTCAACCCACACCTGCTTACAGCCGCATTGGAAATCGTTCTGACCCTCGTTGATTGCGTAGAACTTGCTATCGGGTGGCGGCACAATCTTCGCAAAGTCGAAGTCGCCCTCGCTGCCCTTCACAAACTCAACCAACCTTGCGACCTCTGCTTCGTCGCCGCTAATGTCTACTTGGTTCACACACCAGTTAGGCATCTTTCTTTCCTCCTTGTATCACAGACAGGGAAGCCCCTGCCCCTAGATTGTAAGGCAACTTCTAGCCATCGGTCAAGTTGCCAGCCAGAGTTCTATCTCAACTGGCGGCGGCCAGTTGAGGGCGAACTAAAATTTTGCGTTTTTAGCGATCGAAGGACATTGCGCTAACTCCATCAGGGGTCATAACAACATGTCCACCCTCTACGAAGATTCGACCACCGTCGTTCGCTTCATCATCAGATGAAATAACAAGGGAATAACGCTTGCCGCCCTGCTCTACGAATAACACTGGCATGTAAGGGTCAGCACCGCCATCGCCTAACACCGTGCCCCCAATAATCGTTGCGCCAATAAGCGGCTCAACCATTTCTGTCCGAAGGTAGTGCCGCTCAATCTGGTCGCGGCTCAAGCCGAGTCGCTCCTTGACCAACTGGTCTCTGCTGCTCAATAACTGAGCAATCGTTTCCACTGCCATAACTTCCTCCTTATGCCTACGGCTAACTGCCGTAGGGGGATTGTAAGCGATCGCTATAACTTGTGTCAAGCCCTCGGGTTCGACCCTCGCTTCTGCGGAAGCTCGGCTACCCCAAAAAAAACATCTTGTCAAGTCCTCCCCCAAAACGACCCCCGAATAATAACTGAACTTCGGTAGGCCAACTTGACCGCCCTATAACTTCTGTGCCATACTCCGCTCACGCCGCACAAATGACGGCGCGCAATAACAAGGAGGTACGCAATGGCACGAAGGCGCATGGGACGAAGGTCAAAGCGAGCGGGTTGGTTCCTGCTTTGGTTTATCGGGCTGTAAGGAGGTATGACCATGAAGCGATACCGCGTATTCATCCAGAAGGTCGATGACTTCTTGGCAGAGTTGTCTTATGAGGACGGCGACTTGCTCGGCTTGGAAGGTGAGCAGTTGCTTACCGCGATTGCGGCAGATGCCGCGGATCAAGGCCTTGGCGAGTGGACGTTCTTGGAAGGTAACTCGATTGCCACGTCGATCGTCGAGGTCAATGAAGACGGCACCGAAGGCGAGCCGTTCCTGATCAACGAGGAGTTGTAGCATGTGGGAGTTGATTCATGACGAAAGCATCACCGCAAATGAGAACCTGTCGATCTGGTACCGCGAAACGGAAAACCTCGATAAGTTCATCCTGTTTGAGATGAACAAGCAGGGGCTCACCGTGGCGTACTACCACAATGCGTTTGACGCGCTTGATGGTCGATTCGCCGCGGCAGAGATCTGCTATGGGTGGGATGTTCTCCAAGTCGAGAACCGCGAGAAGGACGCGTTCCTTACGCGGGTCAGCATGGACGACAACATCAAGTCCACGATCTCATGTGATCATGACTTCTCCTGCGAGGAGATCTTCCACGCAGCGCAGGTGGTCTTGGGTAATGAGGAGTGCGAGGGCTGTGAGTCCTGCGCTCGCTACGGCACGGAAGGAGTTGGAGCATGAAGTACACCGTGAAGGTACTCTTCCCTCACTATCTCGATGTCGGGGTAGAGGAGGAGAACATCGAGAAGGCGCGAGAGGCGGCGATCAAAGCAGCCTCCTACACGCCGATCGACGAGTGGCGCGGCGATCTTCTCGAGGTGTATGAAACTGAGTGGATTGACGAAGACGGCATCCACACCATCATTTAGGAGGTAAGTATGTTGGTTCATAAATCATGTGATCTTGGACACGTCGATGGAGATCGAAAGGGGATCTACTTCCTCGGCAACATCTCCGTATCGTTTGAGCCGTTCGGCACCCCATCTGGGTTGGGCGGCGTGCAGGTGGGCATCGCCAATGATTACTCAATGGGAGAGGGCGGCGGCTACATCTCATCGATCGAGTGCTACGACTGTGGTAAGTCGATCAGCGAGTTTGTCGGCGATATTGAAACCCATAAGTTAGAGCGGTTTTTGGATGACCGCGCAGAAGACTACGACTTGGTTGAAGTATGAGCGAACACAAGGGTCATCACATTGAGGTCGGGGTGTACGGCCCCGACCTCGAGAAGAACGATCAGTTACTATTCGACCACAGCGGCATACACAACCTTGCGTTGGAATGCCTTGACTGTAGCGAAGTAATCGTGGACTATGACATCACGCCACTGATGACTGTGGCAGAGGCACGGAACCTGATTTCCGAAGCAATCAAGGAGATCCTCGTATGATGCAGGAAATAATCTCGTTGGCCACTGGACTAGGTGTTGGAGCAGTATTTGGATTTGTTGGAGCCGCAGTACCAGCACCACCCAACGTTGCCGGGATTCTAGGCATTGTGGGAATAACCCTTGGCTACGTCGCGATGACGGCGATCCGAAGATGAATCAATCAACAAAAGAGTTCCGCCAAATCGTTGAGTCGTGGGCCGATGCTCGGAACATGACCAAGAAAGAGTTATACCGCTTCATGTCGACCCACTACGGTCGATCTGGATATTGGATGGACGTTCGCGACCGAGGCGTGATCACTCCGACAGAAGAAGATCTCGAATGGCTGCGAGAGAAGATCGACGCAGACCAGGGGAAGGATCGCATCCAAGATATTGAACAGTATCAATGCTATGACTGCGAGGACAGATACCCAGGCCTGCCGTTTTATACCATGATCCCGTCGACCGTGCAGGAATATGGAGCATTCTTGTGCCAGTTCTGTTTCAAGGGACTGGAGAAGAAGGGATTCGTTCCCGACCAGGCTGACGACCCTCGCCAGATTTTCTAGCCAGGGGGCGGCGGCGGAACTTCGCATAATAGGCCCCTGAATAACTCAAGGGGTATCTAACTACCACCCCCGACATAAACGCGTCTCTCCGTGGCGCAAATCGGCACCTACGTCGACGTCTGAGCGTGCCCTGCGGACCCCCTCCTAATAGCAAGCGAAATAACTCCCGCTATATGCGATGTGAATAACTGGTGTGTGGTAGGGACGCCTGGACTCGAACCAGGAACCGCTGAGATATAAGCTCAGTGCTCTAACCGTTGAGCTACGTCCCCGTATATGCATCGTGAATAACTTCTATGCATTATAGGCTGCCGAATAACTGAACCCCTAATAGGAGGCGAAATAACTCAGTCTTCTGGCTCCCGGTAAAAGCCGTATGGGTCCCGTGCCGCAGTGATGTCCTTAATGCATCGCATGCACACGACGAATAACGTTTTTGATTCATCTTCTTGCTCGTAGACCAGGGCAACCTCGTTGCAGAAGTTGCAAATCCCTAGTGGTCTGGGAGTAGGCTCGCTGCCTTGTGCTGTTTTTATAATAACTCCCTATTAGGCGCTGTAATAACTCACGTTTGCGAGGGAAAACGCAACGAATGCGCTAGGGGCGTTGAGGGAGGGATTCGGGCGGGGGGTGTCGCAGTGTTTTCGACCCGCCACGCCCTCTACCAAAACTATCATCTCTTTTATATTCATCAACCCCATCATTATGCACATTCACGCTCAGATATCCACAACGCTGTGCATAAACAGCAATCGCTTACCCCTGAGAAATAATCCCCTCATGCACCGTTTCTCCATCGGCTTTCATACCGTATGCGAGGGATTGGCGCATCTCCCAGTGGTTGCTCTGCCCACACATCAACTGCACACGATTTCCACAATCGCATTCACACACCTGCGCTGCATGGCGTGCAAGGGAGAGCCTGAGCTTCCCTTCCTTCCACAGTCCGTAGACTGATTGCAGATCCATCTTGGCGATCTCTGCTCGTTCTCGTTCGTTCTCTAGCATTCCTAAGGCCATACGTACCTCCTGGGGTTTGAGTATAAGTCCTATCGGCTTCTATTGTCAAATGCTCCTTTGGGCGTGCCCCTCGCTGCGCTCGGGTCGGGCTCTCGCCTCACGGTCGAGCCTCGCTGCGGCGAGTCTCGCCCCTACGGGCTTCGATCCCTCACGTGCGGTCAGTGTCGTCTTCGCTTCGACGGCGCTTCTCGCGCTCGCGGAGTTCGTTCTGTTGTCTCACGGTACCCTTCCCGTTCATCCGCATCCCCTTGCTGCGCTTCTCTACCTTGCGCTGTCGCTGCTCCCAGTTCTTGCTCACTTGGTCTTACCCCACGCCCAGCGTGTCTTTTCGTCAAGGGAATCTCGGGAAGCAAGAAACTGCACAAGACCATGGGCGGACTTGTATCTCTTTTCCGCCTTGTACATTTCCCCCAGGTATTCTTGCTCAGTAAGATATTTCTTGCACAGGTAGGCAAAGCAAACAATCCAATCGTACGTGTGACCCTGATTGGTTTCTATGTGCGCAAGTTCATGCAGGACAACAGCACGGGATGTCGAAAAAAGATAAATCTTTTTTTCGTGAACCGAGGCAAAAGCGCATTCCTCGTCGGACTCCCCGGTCTCTATCTCCACGATGTCGATGCTCTCCAGTTCGGCAACCTTTTGCGCGAAGGTGATAACATCGTTCCAGATTTCGCTAACGGGTGCGCTGTAGACAATCCTAATCGGTATCATCTTCATCAAACTCAAACAGGTGCGCCATGCGCTCACACGGCTTGTAGAGTTTTCTTGCCCTCTTTAACTTCAACTGAAAATCCTCTGGTGGAAGATACTTCTCTAGCAAGTTTAGATAACATCTTGCCCACTTGTCGGTGTGGGGGTTTCTTGCCCAGACGTGCGCAACCTCGTGCAACGCCGTGTCGAAATCTTGGGAGCAGAGCGTGATCTCGTGATGTGAATAGATGCTCGTCCCGTACGGATGCTTTGCGCCCCACACCTTGCGCGTCTTCTTGTGGTAGTGAAGCTTTACCCTCTTAAGGGGTATGTGATATCTGTCTATCACATCCTGAATCAAGTTAAGCGTCGGGTCCCACGAGGTGCGGATCAACGTCGGCATCTCTGATGGGACCACGAGCGTAAACGAGAACTCCCTGGAGGGCTTTGATTTTGACATTTTCAGAGCATACCAGAGATGAAATCAGACTTCCGGTGTGCGATAATCTACTCTCATAAATTATAGAGCGGAGGAGACCATGATCGTAGACCTTACCCAGCCAACCCTCAAGGGCCTTATCGGGCCCGAGGTGACCATCGTAGACTTCTGGGCGCCCTGGTGCCAGCCATGCAAGGCCATCGACGCAGAACTGAAGCGGCTAAGCGAAATGCGTCCAAACGTGAAAATCATCAAAGTCAATGTCGACAGCAACCCGGCACTGGTAGCCGAATACCACATCAAGAGCATTCCAATGGTTTTGATTTTTAAGGAAGCCACTGCCCCAGCGGCAATCACGGGAATGACCCGAGCGGAAGAGATGATCAGAAAGTTTGCCCTTTGAGCAGCATTGCCACGATCACCCGGGTCGAGGGGCATGTCGAGGTTTGGAGCGTTGAATTAAACGGTCAAACCCACGTCGCACTCACCCCGGGTGAGGCACTAGATGCGGTGATGTTCATATCAGAGAAAAGCTCAATTTCTATTTGCTGGAAAAACGTTCCTCAAGACTTTGACCCCCCTGGGTGGGCAGACCGTCTCCCCCGCCTACCGCCAAGCGCAACCGCGTAAAACTTGTGCCCGCACATTGGGCACTCTGTCTTTTTTTCGTCTAGGTCCATGGGCCCAGGCTCCATTGCCTGACGCACCAGCCTGTCCATGTCTTCAAGGTCGTAGCCAGTAGAATCAAGGAGACCGTCGACAGCAGTTTCGTAAACCAGCCTTGCCAGAACCTCGTCGTCGTATCCGCCAAGGTCAGAGGCGCGGTTGTCCGCAAGGAGTATCGCCTTTGCCCTGTTATCGTCAACATCTGCCCACTGAACGGGAATTTTTTCCAAACCCAAGATAAGCGCGGCTTTTACTCGGTGGTTTCCAACCAATATTCTTCTTGTGCTTTGTTGGCAGACCACAACGCCGTGCCAACCGTTTTTCTTGATGGATTCAACAATCGCGCCAACATCTCCGGCCCGAGGGTTGTCTGGATGCGGATTTAGCGTTACCGGACTTTCTTCCGTGATTCGCATTAGCGATCCTTAGGAAAGGCCTTTGATTTCCTGTCTTCAAAGATCAGTCTGTCAGCCGCGTACTTTGTTGGCTCTTCGTTTCTTCGGAGAAGCGGGTCGAGAGACTGGTCCTTGCCAATCCAGTCGTGTTTGACAACTCGGTCAGAAACATAAACCAGTTTTCCAAGCGCTTTCCCAACCTCTGTGTACTCGTTGTCAGCAAAGACTGAGTCATATCCCGGGTAGTAGAGATACCCAAATCGCTCGTAGTACTTTCGGCCAGCAGCAACGATTGTGCAGTTTTCGTCATAGCCCATGTACTGGTCGTTTAGCCAGACTGCGCCATCGGTGTCGGGGAACAGTTCAAAGAGCCGCGTGAGCATGACGTCGTCGTACCCCTCCGCGGTGGGGATCATGTCGTCCTGTCCGTTAAACACCATGTCCCAATCATCGCTGGCCTTGTCCATGTCTGCGTTAATCGCCTCAATTTTGGTTTTTGAGTTTCCGTAAAAATACTTAATGTCAACGCCGCCGTCTATAAGTCCGTTTAGCCGATCTCTTACCTGTTCATTGTTCATGCTGACATCATCCTCGTCCATTGAAATGACATATTCGATCTGGTGAAGACCAGAGGACATCGAAATATATTTTGAAAGAGTTTCAAAGAAAAGAGCTGGCCTTTGCCTGGTTGGGAACTTTATAAGAAGTTTCACTTTTCCCTAGATCCGCCGGGGTAGTAGTGATAAATCACTCCCTCGATCTTTGATTCTTTCTTCAGATACTGCTGAATTCTGTCGGAGTAGGCTCGGTCTTCTCCGTGGTTAATTTCCGGGAACCCGGCTTTCAGAGCATACTTTTTCTTGACGGCGTTTAGGTGATTTGGGTATCGATAGTCAATACCATCCTTCGTGTACCAACCCTCGTAGTCGATGGAGTGAACAAAGGTTCTCGGGGAAGAATTCCCCTGGTAAATAAGGCCAGTAAGGGACGCGCAGTCTGGGTCCTCCTCAAGCGCCTTCATGACCTTATCAATGTAGTCTGGGCTAATCATGTCGTCGTCATCAATAAATGCAACATAGTCGCCCTGGGCCGCCTCAAGAAGTGCGTTTCTTTTTTCTCCGATTGTTCGTTGTCCAGCGTCCGGGAGAAGCATAAACTCGACTTCGGTGGTCAACTGCCTTGTCAGCTCGTCGGTCAACTCCTGGCAAAGCTTGCTTCTTTTTTGAAGCGTCGGGATAAGTATTGAAAGCCTCTTCTCTCCCATTATGAGCCACACTCCTTTTCTTTCGCGCTGGCAATCGATTCAGCAACCTGGTCATAAACCCACGCGTATGTCTTTTTCAGCCCGTCACGCAAAGATATTGATGGTTGCCAGCCAAGCAGTTCTTGAATTTTCGTGTTATCGCTGTTTCTTCCGCGCACTCCCTTTGGCGCGTCAAGGTTGTAACTTCTTTTCAGTTTTACACCAGCGATGTCTTCTACGATAGAAACTAACTGGTTTATGGAAACAAGCTCTGATGAGCCAAGATTCAGTGGCTCTACAATGTCGGACTGGGCAATTTTAATCGTCCCGTCAACGCAATCATCAATGTACATAAACGAACGCGTCTGCTCTCCATCGCCCCAAATTTCAATTTCGTTTTTTCCGGTGATTACAGCGGTGGCAACCTTTCGGCAGATTGCTGCTGGCGCTTTTTCTCGGCCTCCAGTCCACGTTCCCTTTGGACCGTAAACATTGTGGTATCTCGCAACCCTTGTCTCGAGACCATAGTCTTCGCGGAAGTGTCGCGCCATTCTTTCCGAGAAAAGCTTTTCCCAGCCGTATCCGTCTTCAGCCATTGCAGGATACGCGTCTTCCTCTTTAAGCGCGGTGACCTCTGTGTCGGTCTGCTTGTCTGCGGCGTACACACACGCGCTTGAGGAATAGAAGAATCTCTTGACGTTGTTCTCCTTGGCGGCAACAAGCATGTTCGTGCTTACAAGAACTGAGAGCATGCAGTCTGCCTTGTGGTGCTCGATAAAGCCCATCCCGCCCATGTCTGCCGCAAGGTTATAAACCTCGTCGGCATCTCGGGTAATCAGTTTGCATACATTTGGGTTAGAAAGATCGGCAGCCGGAACAACTTCAGAGGTGCTTTCCTGCTCCCATTCCTTTAGCGGCTTCTTGTCCACGGCTACAACGTGGTTCATTGGGTTTGCCGCAAGGCGCGCAGTAAGCCAGCCGCCGATAAATCCGCCAGCCCCGGTCACAACAATTCTCTTCATGGGCGGCATTATACACAAGTGTGTATAAGTTATTTGACGGTCTAGCTTTAGTTAATCTAAAATCTCTATTGAGACCTTCATTACCCCTCGCCCAAGATCCACGCCAAGGCGCTCCCAGACCTCTGGTGCCAGGTCAATAAGTCGCGTGTCGTCTGGGTCTTTCTTTCTCCCTTGGCAACCGCAATAGTCAGCCACCCAAACCTTTGCGCTCTCGCCGCTTACAAGAGAGGTGATTCTGATTGCGTACGGCTTGCCCATGTACTTGTGTCCCATGATTTTTCTTAATTTTGGGCCAGCAGCACCATAAAGCTTTATGGCATCGCCCCACTTGTTTGGAAGTGTGTACCACGCGTTATTTTTTGTTGCGTCGTACCACGTTGCAAGACCAAGAATTGCTTTGCCGTCGTGTGACTCCGACGGCTCCTCGTCGTACCAACTGTCTCGCTGGTCAGGGGATAATGCATAAGTGACAGATGTCGGAAGCGCTGGAGCGGAGAAAATTATCGCCGCTGAAAAAAGCACCGTCCTGACAGCCATCACTAGTGACATCGAATCTTCATCTCCCTACGATCCATCTCCTTGTCGATCTCAGAGATTCCACGCATTGCATTGCGAAGATACTCCTCAACCGTCCTGTCGCTCTCTCCGTCAAGAAAAGCAACCCAACTAAAAGTAAGGCTTCTTGTCTTGTGCAGATTGCTAAGTTCTGCATTTCCCATCTGGCTAACTGGCTTCCTTTTTCGATGCTTCATTTTGCGTCTCCTTCATTTCGTATATCTTCTCCCAAATTTTTAATGCCATGTGTCTCGCCTCAGAGTATGCGCCAACTTCTGGGTTTGTTTTTATCTCAAGAACCTTGCACAGACCGCGAAGGAACTCGAGATGCCAGACTCCATGCACCGCGCCACCTTCTGCTTGATGGCTCCTGTGAAACTCGTTAACCCAATCGCTTGGCCAGCCAGAGTTAACGTAGAAATTCGGGTCAACAATTTCCCGCCAGTTGTCACCAACGGTCAGTTGAGCCTTCTTGCCCTGCAAAATAGCCAGGGCCGTTGACCTGTTCATATTCGCATTATACCAGAAAAATGGCGCCGTCGACAGGAATCGAACCTGCGACCAAAGGCTTAGAAGTCCCTTGCTCTATCCACTGAGCTACGACGGCGCGCAATGTTTTTCCTTACTTCTTTCCGCGAGCAACAAGCTCGTATGCTGCGCTGCCAACAAGGAAGTGACTCACCCCCAGCTCCTTGGCAATTCTGCCGATTGGCTTTCGCGTCTCAGCCGCTGCCCGAACAGCGTCAAGAAGCGTTACGTCCAACTTCTTGGACTTGAAAGTTTGGCGGTTTCTATTTGCGCCATACTTCTCAACCTCAGATCGGTTGTACATGATCCTTGGGCGACCACCCTTTGGGCCACGACCTGCGCTAACTTTTGCCCATCCGTAGCGCCTAGATGCCTGCACCGCTGCAGAGTAGCTGACTCCGAGAATCTCTGCCGCTTCGGCGATAGAGACCGTTTTTTCCTTTTCCATGACGTACTCCTTTTCTGCTTGGGGTCTTCCATGCCCATTGCCAAGTTAGTCGATATGTTAGCCCCTGTCAAATCCTCCTCATTGTGAAAAGCACTTAAAATCGGTCAACGGGGGAAAAAGGGTAGGGATAAAGGGGGTAAAAGGGTTATGACTTGTTCTTAAGAACCTGAGGTATGAAATACCGAAGGTTCTTAAGAACAAGGAATAACCGGGTACAGTATCCATATGGGTCCTGAGGTACGTAGTACCGAAGGAACCATATGGATAGCTGTACCCGAAAGGTCAAGGTTATTCTAAGAAATACTGTTACCAGGTATACTGGTATCCATAAGAACCATCTAGTACCTGAGATACTGGTTTTATTGTATACAGGAAACCTTCCATGTCAAGACCAAATCACAACTCTGAGCAAGAAAAAACACAAGAGGCAGATCCGGAAGATATTATACGAACATGCCCAAATTGCGGCGAAAGACTGATTGATAACAAGTGTAAGTTGGTTTGCAGGTGCGGTTATTACGCTTCCTGCTCCGACTACCTGTGATTCGTGTATACTTCCGCCCTGGCCGTTGATTTCGGCCCGAAAGGAGCAGCATGAAGTTCATTAGGGAAAACACAAAAGTTGACGCGTGGATGGTGCAAAAGGTTTTGCTTTCCAAGGCGCCAAGAGAAATTTCCGACATCACCAACGCATGCAAGGTGCTTGCGAAAGAATACGGCGTTACGCCAGAAACTCTTAGGTGCTATGCGTCGCTCGGCGTTCCGGCAAGATCAAAAATCAGAAAAATGATTATCAGAGATTTTTATGACATTGATTCACGGGACTCGCGCATCGCAAAAGAAATCAGAGACGCAGAAAGCAATCTATTGCAGTCGATAGAAAACATGGCAAAGACGTTTGAGATCGCGGCAGAGTCAATGCGCGCACTTCGCCTTGCCGTCCAAAGAAGAGAGGAAGTAAGCAATGATCATTGACGACCTTATTCCACTGGCCGCAAAAATCGAAGAACTTAAGCCGTGGGGAAAAAATCCAAGAAAGGGCAACGTTGACGCCGTAATGCGATCGCTTGCAAAGTTCGGCCAGCGAAAGCCGATTGTTGCAAACAGGTCAACGCGAGAGGTCATCGCCGGAAACCACACGTTTGAAGCCGCTAAGCGACTTGGCTGGAAGCAAATTGCCGTTGTCTGGGTGGATGACGATGAAAAAACCGCAACCGCGTTTGCGTTGGCGGACAACCGCACGCAAGACCTTGGCTACTACGACGAAGAAGCTTTGGAAGAGTTGATTGCGAGCCTTGACGAACAGGACCTCCTTATCGCAAGCGGCTATGCAGACGACATGGATATTCCAGAAAACGAAATGTTGCGCCCGTCAACCATTGCAATCCCTTCAGACCCAAATGCAATCACAACGCAGTACACGGACTCGGTTGACGGCACCATCGCCCAGAGGGTCGCGCCGCAGCTGGACCCAAATATGTCGATGATTGTAAAGATTGGTGGCATTGAGTTGAGGCTTGAGCGACAAGAGGCGGAGCCGTTGGTGAATGCCTACAGGAGGTATGTCGAAAAGAAAGGAACCGCTACCGGATTCTTCCTCTGGTTGATTGAGGGGAAAGACGTTCCGGAGTGAAAGGGGCCGCCCTGGTGGAAAAGGAGGAAACCACCAGAGCGGCCAAGGGGCACAAGCCCCAGCGGCGGGGCATGGAAGCCGCCGCACAAAAGACTCTACACCATCAGAATTTCTGAACAAGCTTTTTTGTTTTTGCATGTGATAACCTATTGAGATGGCAGCAAAAACAGCAGTAAAGAAGCAATCGGGACCGCCCCCAAGAGTTTTGCTTACGAGCAAGACTTGCTACGAGTGCGGTCGATCCCTTATGTCCAACGATATCTGGGCGTACCGAGAGATTACCTTTCACGGGTTTGCAAAAACCGATGTGAGGCGCTATACTTGCAAGCAACATGCTAAGAGGGCATAGGGTGGATAAAGAGCGTCTTCGTCTTTGCGATATTTGCAAGATGAGGAAGCTTGAGATTATTAGCCTTGGTATGGACAGGGGTAATGGGTTCCAAAACAGAAGCGTCTGCAAGGAATGCCTCCCAATGGTAATGAAACAAAAAAAGGAGATTTAAAATGGCGATCGTAGACTTCGCGCTACCAATCATTGTAGCGTTAGGATTTTCAACGCTTTGGCACACAAGCCTGATCATGTCAATTGTCAACAGAGAGTCAGATACAAATAGAAACGTTGCGCTTTTTGTGGCAATAACCATATTTGTTGCCAATGTGGCGGCAATTATGTGGATTGCCGCAGCATCAGGTATTGCCTAATGGGGGACAGGAAAACCTTCCAGGAGGTCTTTGCGGAGATATTTAATGAGTCCTGGAACGTTATGATTGACAGACAGGCCAAGTATGGAAATGCAAACATTCAACAGTTAGGCTTATATGGCGTTCTGAGCAGGGTCGCCAACGACAAGATGTCTCGAGTCATGAAAAGTTTGAATGGCACCATTGTCGACGGCAAGGTCCGCTTAGACGCAATTGACGATAAACATCGAGACGAGGCGTTTGAGGACGCTCTTTTTGATATTGCAAACTATGCCCTAATCGCAATTGCGGTAAAGCGGGGCTGCTGGGGCGGCCCACTTGAGGAGAAGACAAAATGGCAGATGCAAATGACCCAAAGTCAAGACATGAAATTATCCACCTTGGCAAGCACGGCCAAGAGTGGATTGCCGTCATTTGGGACAAGCGAGAAAAAAGGATTGCAGGCAGCGCAAACGGAAAAGACCTTGACAGGGTCATCGAAACTTGCCGCGAAGTCATAAGCAGCCTTCAATAATCTAGAAAATTCCCATATCGGATGTATGATCCAGATATGGAGCACGAAGAGATCCCTCTTGTTTGGGCAGAGACAAGCAGTCAGGAATCCAAGAGTTTTTATGAGGCCGCGTTTTTTGCAACGGTCCGCAGCGTAAAAAAGAAAAACGCTGAAGATCAAACCGACTTTGCAGTTCAACAAATCTATCAGTCGGTTGCCAATATCATTGGAATTTACGGCGTAGAAGAGGACAAAGAAAAAGTGACAATAAAGTACTTTTCCCCGTCTGATGGGTATGGTGTGTGGACGTTTGATATTAGGTTTTCAGTCAGGGGTGAAAGCAATCAGGTCCTTGCGGCGGCGATGACCCTTCCAGACGCAACGGACCGAGTGAACAAGGAGCTCAAGGCCTTTGTGAGGGGTATGGAAATTGAGCGCAGCTAGAAAATCCGTAAGAAGAATCACTAGGCTGATTGTTGCAGCCCTGACCGAAGAGTCTAAAGAGATCCCTGGAAAAGTTGACTCGGTAAGCAGGCTGGCATATCTGCTAGGCCTTGACAGGTCAATAAAAATCATTATGGAGGAAATAAAAAAGGAGGAGCATGAAACCGTCGGTAAAATTGATCTCAATGACGAAGCCCTGGAGCAGTGACCAGGATCTTGCTTTTGAGTCCCCCCTTGACCTGATTGAGTACGCCGGAAGAGTTGACTACGGCAGAAAATCCCTTGAAAAGATGGGCGACAGGGATATCATTAGGCGCTGGATAGAGTCCGGGCATCAGTCAATGATTGAAATGGTTGACGCAACCTTCGCAATTGAGTGCTCTAGGGTGGTTAGCCACGAGCTTGTCCGCCATCGACTTGCTTCATTCCAGCAAGAAAGTCAAAGGTACGTAAAGTACGATGAAGAGACCCCAGAAGCCCTCTTTTTCATGCCCCCCGAGGTTGAAGCTAATGAAGAACTTGCAGGGGTCTTTCGGGAGTCAACTGAGGCCTCCCTGGCCGCGTACAGGACCCTTCGGGCTGCGGGGGTGAAAAGTCAGTTTGCCCGGTATGTGCTTCCAAACGCAACCAGAACAAGGCTTATTATGAAATCAAATTTAAGGGAGTGGAGGCACATTCTCATGCTCAGGATGCACTCATCCGCTCAGCCAGAAGCCCAAGAAATAGGCAAAATGATTTGGACCCAATTGATGCCGCATTTCCCAGAGATTTTCGGTGATATTCCAGGCATATTGGAAGCAGGATCAAGGGCAAATCGTTGAGTTTCTCCGGCATTGACAAAACCTATGCGTTGCTTGTATCATCCTTGCGCCTACACTGGCGTATCATACAGGGAGGTATTGAAGCATGAATAAGAACAAAATGACTAGAAAAGACGCGGTGCTTGAGCTGCTTATGAAAAACATTAACGTATGGATTGACGGCCCAAGGATTGCCAGCCCTGAGGTTGGGGGGAGTGAGGGTCTTAAGCGCCTTCGAGAGCTCCGCGAAGAGGGCCACAAGATTGAGAACAGAAGGCACCCCAACAAGGATCGTGACGTCTGGCAGTACAGGCTTGTTGGGAACGAATTTAGGCTTCCCGGCATGTGGTCTTGCTCCAGGTGTGGAGAAAGAACAAATGAGATCCCAAAAGAGCAGTCAAGGTCAAGCCTTTCTGAGAAAATGGTTTTTTTTGGATGCCTTAAGTGCCGCAAGGAAACTATTTGGAGATACACTGAGTAACATGTATTCGCAGAACAATGAAGAAGAGATCATTATTGCCAAGTTTAGTGGCAGGACGGGGTCGTTTTTAGACGTTGGGGCTTACGACGGATTGAACCTCAGCAACACCAGAAGGCTGGCTGAGCTTGGATGGTCAGGTATCTTAGTTGACGGATCTTCCTTCTCTTTTTCAAGGCTTTTCGACCTCTATAGGGGCGACCCAAATATGACCCTTGTTAATGCGATGATTACTAGCGACAAAAACGCCACCGAAAGAGTACGCTTGATGTGGGAATCTCCAAATTCCGGAGTTTCAACAATGGAAACGGAAAACTACGAAAAGTGGAAAGACTATGTAAAAAGCATACCAAATGTAAGGGCTGAATTTTCTGAAATATATGTTCCTGTTATTACAATGAGGGAAGCCCTTGATCTCGCAAAATCAAAAAGGCCTGTTATCGAGTTTATCTCGATAGACGTTGAAGGCACATCCTCCGACCTTTCAGTGCAGGTAAACCCAGATGAGTTTATGACTGAAATGATGTGCATTGAGCATGACGGTAGAGTTCCTGAAATTGTTGCCCACTACGAGCCTTACGGATTTTCTGTTGCTTTACTGAATCAAGAAAATATCATTCTTGATCGTAATATTTAGCCTCTTTTTGCAGAGGTAAAGTAGAAGCCAGAGTTTCCAACGTCAGCAGCGTACACAAGGGCGTCAACAAGGTCATCGTGCTCGCTGTTTGGGAACGACATCATTTCGGACTCAAGCTGCCTGATCCCGGGGCCGCCCTTTAGGTGAAACACCTTTCCGGCCTCGTATCGTGCCGCAAGAGATCTCGATCTAAATACCTTGTCTCGTTCTGGGCGAACACCCCTGGCCGGAAGCCTGGTCTCAGTGACCATTTCTCTGACAAACGTTGACTGGTACTGAACTGCCTCAATGTTGATTTCGGTGATCCTTCTCGGCTCTTCGCCCCACACGTCTTTCTGCCCCTTAAGCCCAACATATCTGGCTGGCCAAAGAAGACGCGGACTGCTTGGGTCGTCGATAAGTGTCCCGTCCTTCTCGATGCCAGTTAGCCATTTTTGATGACCTTGCTGGATTCTGGTTCTATATGCGCCAAGAACGTAAAGATTGTGCTCCTCGTCCTCAAGAACCTCAACGGCGGCAGTGTAGTCAGATCGTTCCCGTTCCGATGCTGCGAGGTCGACCCCAACCCTTCTTGCCCCAGGAGGGATTTGATCAACATACTTGAAGTACTCATACCTAAAGATGTTTCCACCCATCGAAGTGACGTCGTTTTGATATTGCAAGTTAAAAATTGGGGTTCCTAGCTCTTCTCTTTTTTGCTCAAGGTCAGCAACGGTGTACATCTCTGGCCATAGCGGCCCTGATTCTTCAAGCGAACGTCGTAGATAGGTTGGAATCCCCTTGCTTTCAAGCTCGGCGTAAAAGTCGTCCTCATGCCACCTTGTTCCGATGTACCACCTTGTTGCACCCGGCACGAGCATTGGATCAATTACCTGCCAGTAGGTCTCACTTGCTTTAGTGCGTTGAGTTGGAGTCGCGTTTTCCCGGAGGCCCACGATGTCGTCCGCAATGAGCAGGTCGAGTCGCGGTCCGGGCTTGATAGATGTCAGGCCGTCAGCAAAACAGGTTGCATCTTTTCCGAGATTTACACCCTTGATATTCCAAACTTCGTCTGTCCACTTTCCGCCAGCAACTCCGCTTCTTGCCCAGGGAAAAATCTCCGCAAAAGCAGAAGACTCAATAATTGTTTTAATTGCCCTTGATCGAGCAAGGGCGTCAGAGAGCACTGAAGTGACTACGCCAATTCGAATCTTTCCCTCGGTTAGCCCAATCATTCTTGCGGTTCTGTGAATAAGCATTGTAGTCTTTGCGTGGCCTCGCGGCATCAAAACCAAAGCTCGCTCACGGGCGTTAAGGAACTGTTCCATTTCCCTTAGGTGGCGAGGGAAAATAAGGCCGCTTACATATTCCGCAAATGCCGCATCGGATTTAGTCGCTTGACCGCGAAGCCATTCCCGATACTGCTCATTACTCGGCGGGTTGGCTGCTTTCGACTTGCTTTGCTTGCGCTTCTTCGTTTCCGACATTGTTCTCCAAATCCTCTGCCCAAACCTTCAGTCTTGCCGAAAGTTCATTTGCTGTAAGGCTATCAATTTCATGAGGAGACCTTGAGATCTCAATAGCAGAGCCATCGGCTCCTGTGACCTCTTGTCTTACTGGAGCATAAGCTCCTGTCAGTTTAGCAACCTTGTCTAGTATTTCAATTTGTATCTTAAGGTATTGAACTTCCATGGCTGAGCCCCTTGCCTTTGAGGCCCCGATTGCTGCCTGCTGGCCGATCATTCTTGCCCTCTGGACGAGTTCCGCCCTGGTAAGTATCTGATCGGGCTGATCCTCGGCCCACTTCTTTCGGATGTTGCGAATGTGCTCGCGAACAGTGTGTACCGAAAGGTCGGTAGCGGTGGCTATTTGGGCAGTCGGGACGCCATTAAGAAGCAACTGCGTGATCTTCTCCCGCAGAGCGTCAATTTGGGCCTGTGGCTTTCTTCCTGGTTTTCCCATGGCGACATCATACAGTAAAGGCACAGCAAAACCAACGTATGTTGACTTTCTTACTATTTCTGCCACAATCCAAGCATGCCAGCCAACATCTATGACATTATTTTTGAGCAGGGAACCACATTTGTCCGGGTTGTGACATACACGGACGCAAACAACACGCCTATAAACATTAGCTCTTATACTGGGAGAATGAAGGTTCGAAAGTCAAAAAGCTCACCCGATGAGTATCTTTCCTTGACGACAGGCGGCGGCGGGCTTGTTTTGCAGGCAAACGGAGAAATAGAAATAACAATCCCTGCCGCAACGTCGGCAAGAATTCCATCTGGAAACTACAAATACGACCTTGAAATTGTTTCCACTTCAGGGGTGGCAATAAGGGTCATCGAGGGGGATTTTAAGGTTTCCGGGGAGGTGACTAGGTGAGCGAAGACTTTAATGTAATCATTACCGACACTAACGGCTCTGCCACTGTTTCGGAGTCGCAGACAACAGTTACGGCAACAACTGGAACATCCGTTGTTCAGCCATCAACATATGTTCACATTCAATCTTCCGCCTCTTCCACATGGACGATATCTCACAGCCTCGGCAGAAAGCCATCTGTAACAATTGTGGACAGTGGTGGGAACGTCCAGATAGGGGAAGTCTTGTATGACTCCGACAATCAGATTACCCTAGCCTTTGCCGCGGCTTTTAGCGGCTATGCCTACCTAAACTGAGGAGACGCCCGTGAAAGTCCTGACGAGTCTAACGCTTAGCAGCTTCCTAGACCTACAGAAGAATGAGCTTCGCAATGCAACCATTCAGGTTCTTGCCACCCCGCCGTCTTCGCCTGTCACGGGCCAGATCTACTACAACTCAGACTCCAATGACGGCCCAGTTGGCCTCATGGTCTACAACGGCACCGCGTGGGAGTCTGTTGGGTCTATTGACAGTCTTTCTGGAACCGCCCCAATCCAGGTATCCCTTGCAAATGGTGTTGCAACAATCAGCATCTTGGCGGCAGATGGCGCCGCTGCGGGCTCAATGTCGGCAGCGCACTACACGCTCGTCAACAATGCTACCGACGCCAACACTGCAAGCACGATTGTTAAGCGCGATGCATCAGGAAATTTCACTGCCGGGACTGTTAGCGCAACAAGCGTAAGCATTTCTGGTTCAGTTACCAACGCAACCGACGCAGCCACTAAGGCATATGTTGACAGCGTTGCCACAGGTCTTGATGTCAAGGCATCTGTTCGTGTTGCCACCACTGCAAACGTTGATCTTTCAACCGCGCTGGAAAACGGCGATGTAATTGACGGAGTAACGCTTGCCACTGGCAATCGAGTACTCGTTAAGAATCAGTCAACTGGCAGCCAGAACGGTATCTACGTTGTTCAGGCTTCAGGTGCAGCCGTCCGGTCGACCGACGCCGATGCTGACGCAGAAGTAACCCCAGGGCTCTTCACCTTCGTTGAGGAAGGAACAGCAAACGGAAACACGGGTTGGGTTCTTACAACTGACAGCCCAATTACGGTCGGCTCAACCGCACTGGCATTCTCGCAGTTCTCCGACTCCGCCGCGCTGACGGCTGGCTCAGGACTTACCCTTACAGGAAGTGACCTTTCGGTCAACGTTGATGACTCAACGATTGAAATTTCCTCCGACATCCTTCGTGTTAAGGATGCTGGGATCACCTCTGCGAAGCTCGCAACCAGCGCTGTTGATGTTTCAACTTCAACAGTAACTGGAACCCTTCCAGTAGCCAAGGGTGGTACTGGCGCCACAACTGCAGCAGACAACGCAGTATTCGCTGGTCCTGCAACTGGTGGGCCTTCTGCCCCTTCATTCCGATCA